GCTGTGATAGGTTCAAGCCTGCGGTGCAGTTTTCCATACACTTCCCCCAGTGCGGCAATGTCCTGCTCCAGTTGCTTAATAGCTTCATGCAGCGGTGATACCTGTTTAGATATAGATTCGGCTCCTATCGAAGCTCCAAGGCGATCATTGCGTCCGTAATCTGTGTCGGATTGTTTTGCTTGTTGCAAGATGTGGTTTGCTTGTCCGTAGTTCATTTACTATCTCCTTGTTGTGCAGACATTGCTGCGCGGATGTGTTGTGCATTGCGCCTTGATGCTGACTCTGCACCGCGAACAAAGTAGTCGGCGGCAACACCGGGTGGCAAATGCTGTGCCAAGACCGCTTCACGCTTTTCGCAAATCTCTGCTGCCTCTTCCAGTATGGACTCACGCGCAGTATCTATGCTATTTGCTTTAAGTGTGTCAAGTTCGGCAATGAGTTGCGAAATGGCTGCTCCACCTGCTTGAGATAATCGGTTCATGCAGACATTTCCATGTCCAGTTAGTTCGCGTGACAGCGCCAGCAGTTCTTCGCGTGTCTTAGTCATGGTGTTTGACTCCTTGCACGAGTAATGCGCGAATGCGCAACTTCAATTAGCATCCTGTATTCCAAGTGCGTCTGGTCGTCGTGCTTCTTTTCTGATGCGGTTAGGAATTCATCGACAGTGCCTTTGAAGCATCCGCGAGTGACCTCCAGTGTGTTGTCTTTGGTGTTATAAACAGTCAGTGTTCCGTTTTCTGAGCCAACTTGCGAGAACCAGATAATGAGACCGAGTTTTGACACATAAGCATCACCGGACACATGAGCATTGCCAGACACCCGAGCATTGCCGTATATCTGAGCATTGCCGGACACATGAGCATTGCCGGACACATGAGCATCGCCGGACACCCGAGCATTGCCGTATATCTGAGCATTGCCGGACGCATGAGCATTGCTGGACACCCAAGCATTGCCGTACACCTGAGCATTGCCGTATATCTGAGCATTGCTGGACACCCGAGCATCGCCGGACACATGAGCATTGCCGTACACCCAAGCATTGCCGTACACCCGAGCATTGCTGGACACCCAAGCATCGCCGGACACCCAAGCATTGCCGGACTCGGCAAGAGACTCCTCGCTCTCAATGTATCCGCCCAAGTCTCCGGTTGAGCATACAAACGCAATGGTCACTAGGGCGCGAATGCGCTTTACGGTACGGCCCGGTGCGATTACTTTCTCGTCTCCCGGTACGAATTCATATTTGGTGTTCATTTACTATCTCCTCGTTGTGTAGAATTGTGGTGGCGATAATAGTTATCAAACATTTTCCATCACCTTTTCTTTAGCCTTAACGATACACTCACCACAGATACAGTGGTTAGAGGTTTCACTAGCAACAAACTTCTTCGCATCACGTTCCGGAGTACCACAGAACGAACACTTACGGTTCTGCATCTTTTGTGGCTTTGGTTTAAAGAGTTGAATTACTTCTGCAGTCATTTAGCGATACTTTCTAAGAGAAAGAACAAGATGATCCATGGACCAACTGTAATAGCAACTGCCACAAACAAAAAGATTGGCGGCACGAAGATGATAGCTTTCCAGCTAATGTTAGCACCAAACAGTCGCGCAATAATCATAAAGACTGGCGATAGTAAGATGAGAAGGAATGCGTAAATCATGCTGTTTCCAGTTCTTCCACAATCAAGTGAGCAAACAGTTGGTAAAAGATGTGGAACTCTAGAGACTCATTCACTAGAGTCTTATCTAAGTTAGCAACCCAATTAACAATTTTCAACAGTTTGGGGTTCATACTAATGGCTTTCCAATGCCATCGCTGACATACCTTGGTATTGTACTTCTGCGAGTTCTTCTTCAGTAAACTCTTCTCGTTCAAACCAGACCCAGTCGCAAGTGTCTGAGCACCAACGATTCGTAACACCAGAGTTATCTACGCGGAATACATAAACATCAGTTTCAACAACCGCATACTTCACAACAGTAGTTCCAAAAAATCTCATACAGTCTCCCGGAAAAAGCTATAAGGGAGACCCAGCAAGTAGCACAGGTACTCGTCGTCGCCGTTAGTGGAGTGAGCCTCATGCATCCAACGGATAGCCGTCTCACGGTCACCAGCGCCAATTGCAATGTTGGCTGTAACACGAGCCTCAAAGGCTGTCATAGCCACGATTTCGTCTTCGCGACGCTGATCGTTCTCACGCTCAATCGCTTTACCCAAATCCGCAAACTCGTAGTCAAAGTCTTCCAACGTCCACGTGGACGTATCAATACCACGTGGACGGAAGCCGTGAGCGTCCTTATACATATCCCAGAACTGGTACTGGGCCTGCTCCAAGTTAGTCATGCTCCCTCCTCCTTCTGTGCCTGCTCTGCGCGGGCTGCGCTTTCCTTCATAGCTTCCAGTTCCTGCACTGCTTGGTTGTAGTAGTCAACACAGACAAGGTTTGCACGGCGTAAGTTTTCGTTCTCTGCCGCCATCGCTTCGACTGCTGCACGTAGGGCGTCACGGAAATACTCTTCGCTACCGTCACCTGTCAGGTAGTCTGCCTTTTCGTTTCTGGCGTAATCGTCCGCCAGTTGCAAGATGTATTCTGTAGTCATGCTGCATCCCACTTGATCCAAGTTAATCATTTTGTTTCCTTTGTTGTCCATGTGATTATTATAACACAGAAACGAATTAAAGTGAACCACACAGTTCTTCAAAAGATCCTACTTGAAAAGGATACCAACGGCTGGTAGTTTTCATCTTTCCGGATCCATCAAAATCAAACGTCAGTCCACGCATTCCTTTATAAGCGGAATAAGGAATGCGTATGTAGGTTACATTACCGGATTTGTTGCATTCAGCCATAACCAACAATGTCCCAATTTTATGAGTAACTATTGCATTGCAACGGCGTCGCGGATAACCGTTATTCATTACAGTGCCGATTGTCAATGTTTTAACTTCAAATAATTTATTTCTCTTAGTGAGATCCCAACCTTTTTGACCCGTCTTTGCTTTTTTAGCATTCATTTTGTTGACAACTGCTTTCTCACCAATTTCTCCGCGATCAAGAATACCTAGCTGCTCAAAAATATCCCAGGCATCGCTCAATGAGAATTTAACGTCGGCGACTTCACCAAGAATGTAGGGTTTGAGGTAATACATAATCAATCCATTTAAACAGTCGCGAGTCTAACACAATAACGATTAAAAGTGAACCACCTTAATAACTGTGATAATTAGACGAATAGATCTTCGCTATCGGATCTATGACCTTCACGGAAAGCCATGTTGCTCTGTGTCTCACGAACTTCAACGCGATAACACCACAGACGATCAGCTTCGCCTTGTCCCAAGTAATCTGGGATGTAGACTCCGTTGACATACTTGTAAAGCATATCCGCTAATCCTTCACAACCCAAACGAGGGAGAATTGTCAACTTAGCCAACTTCTTGCTTTCAAGCAATTTGTATGTTTCCAGTTCCGGATCATCAGCAGAAACAAGCAATGTGTGATCAAATTGGCTTTCCAGAACGCTCTTCAGTTCTTTCAATCCGCCATAGTCAGCTACAAAGTTTCTAGCATCTAATTCGTCAGCACCAAAATAAAACTTCATACTGAATGAGTATCCGTGAATTTTATTGCAGTGACTATCAGTTTTATGTTGACGGTATGCGCAAGGGAATGCATCTACATATTCTTTTGTGCTATTGAATTTATAGTTCATTTGAGTAAGTTCTCAATCATTACAGTTGGAGTTAAGTAGTTGTCTATCAATATTTTACGTTGTGTTTCTAACTTATCCAAATAATCTTCGTAGTTCTTGGTCTTCTCATTCACAAATGCAACTATGTCGTAACGGTTCTTTTTATAGTTATCTATAGACGAAGTCCACTCGCTTGGATATTTGAAACAATCCAGGTACATTTCGCTGTACGATGCGCGATCCGGAACAATAGGAATTGCACCAGCCAAGACACCTTCCATCATACTGATACCAAGGTTTTCATGAAGTGAGCAACTAAACAATACCTTGGAATGACCAACCATGTCGTAGTATTGTTCCTTCGTCAAACCCATACGCTGATTGATAATTACGTTTGCTTTAATGTCGCTTGCCATGTTGTCAATGATTTCGGGTTGCTTGTCCGAGTTCAGACGATGTGGGAACAATACAATATCACGCTTTTGTGCTTTAATGTATGGAGTCAACAAATCAATCAATGGGCTGTGTGGTTGACCAGAACGTACCGCTTTCTTATCAGTGACAATAAGGTTACGGACAAACATATCTTTGTGGAAATCAGTAGCAAAGTAATTCACATCACTTGCTATGTACCATGCACGTTCTTGGTGAAAAGCCCACTCACCCATCTTCATACCAAGAATGTCAGTTGGATCATAATGTCCAGCGTGCCAGATAGAATGGATTTCAACTGGAATATCGAGCAATTCGCTCATGTATCGAATAGCAGTTACAGCAAAATTCCATGCATCAGTCACAAGGAATTTGTCGCCTGCTTTGATATTTCCAGAACTGAACAAGTTTGCGATATTTTGTACTTGCGACGCTTTATATGCATTAGTCGCACCAAAATCAAGGAAAGCACCTTTGGTTACACTACCATCAGTCACACAACCGTCAATTGTGATACAATGTTGACCTGCCGCTGCTATAATTTTCGGAATGTTATCATACCACTGCTTTGTGTAACGGGCATCAATAGGTTCAATTGGGACAATATAAATCATTCTACAAATCTTTCAATATCATTTTCATTACAAACTCCAGTTTGAATTTCAATGAACTCTAGGTTTTCTGTGTTGCTAATATTGCTAATTGAGTGCCAATCACCAACTCTGTTAAGAACTATGTCACCAACAGAAATAAGATAAGATTTATGTTTTTTACCACCTTCATCAATTGTTTTTTTGTTTGATTCAGAGAAAGAAAGTCCCGTACCCTTTGTAATAGTCCAGTATTCATCCCGATCTTCGTGTCGTTGTAGCGACAATGCGTGACTTGGAAAAAGTACAATCTTTTTCACTTTTATATTATCATCTTCTAGAAGAACTTCATAAGTCCCCCATGTGCGGTTAGTCTTGGACATAATTTAACACTGCTCCATTTTCGTTATCTTCAAATACACTAACTTCTATTGTACGACCAGGATAGCGAGATACCAAATAATTTATCAAATCTTCTGCAAGCATTTCACAAGACTTGTTATCACATTGCATAATGCTATTGGAATACAGCTTCTCGAGTTCACGCTTTAACATGATAAATTCAATGTCACGGTCATTATGCACTACGCTGACATTCACGTAGAAGTGGAATATGTGACGATGTGGATTTGCTAGAAAAGCAACATCAGCCAATGCTAAGTCAGTTGCTGCGGCGGGGTAGCAATGGATACCTTCACGTTGGAAGGATACTTGGATTTGACGGGTAATCATGCGAAAAATTCCTCTAGTGTGTTACGGTCTTCAGTGTAAACTTCAACAGGTGCGCTGTCAACATATGGTCCAACATGACGCAACCAGTTCTCAAAATCAGCAGTATTCTTTACATTGTACAGCGATGAGATATAGTTCTTAGTGTTGCCCTTTGCTGTTTTTAGCAATTTGTCTTTACTCTTGTAAATCGACTCCAATTGTACAATGAAGTTCTTAATGCCCGATGCACTGAACGCTAAGTGTGCTTGGATTGGATTATTTGGGCTACCATACTTTTCCGCATAGCCACGAGTTGGTGTATTCATCGACTCATGGAAGTCTTTAACAGTCATGTTCAACACACCCGGGAAGTTCTTATTAATGTCATCCAGAATGTTCTGGTACTCATTAGTAAAGTGACGACCAATCATAATAGCACCCTCACCCATGTAATAGCGACCCATGATAGTGCCAATAGTATGAGTAGTTGAGTCATATGAGATCTTCACACCGTCATACAATCCATTCTGAATGAATACAAGGTTTGGTAACAGTCGAGCAATCGAACCTACGCCCAGCAAGTGCATATGATTCTCTTTCAAATCAATCGGCAATTGAGTAAAGTAAAATGCTCGCTTTATATCTTCAAGTGTACCTTTCCCAAGAGCTGCTGCACCCATAGCAATACCCCCAATATGCTGCACGTAATCAGATGGGAGTTCATCAACAATATACTCAATCCAACGCATGTAAGAATCATAGCAATTTCCTTGTGCAATCAAATAAGGCTTGGCAACAGTTTTCTCACTTAAGAAAAACTCAATCTGCTGGCGGATGTTCTTTCCAGTAGCACGTGCAGTTTCTTCCAATTGTTTGATGTCAAATGTCCGACCACTTAGATCTAAACGATCCGACTTACCACCGTCAATACGAACTGGAATAACGTCAAAGCACATTGCTACGTCGCTGTTATCGCTTTGGCTCTTGTACACGTCTTGTTTCAACTTCTCAGTGATTGTCTTACCCAGAGTAATCATTTGCAGTCCACCCGAGTCAGCGTGGATTGCGTGCACGTGATCGCGGAACGCATTCTTAAAGATTGGACCCGCTAGTTTCTCCGTGTATGCGTTATACAGTAGAGAGATTTTATGACTATTGGGTCCGTTCAATGACCCATAAGTGTTCTTGAAAAACTCGACATTCTCTGCTTCGGAAGTTTCAGCGTAGAAGAGTTTAATAGAGCTACAGCCCGATGCTACATATTCAAACATAATTAATGAGAGTTGTGTAGATCCATGAACTCTTTACGTAGAGCCGCATCTGTTTTAAATCCACCACCGAGTTTGCAAGTGATAGTGCTTGATCCAGTATCCTCAACACCACGACTCTTAACACAATAGTGCTGGGCATTAATCACGACTGCAATGTCATCTGTTTCCAGGATGTACTGAAGTGCGTAATAAATTTGTTCTGTTAGACGCTCTTGGATTTGTGGTCGCTTACTGAAATATTCCACAATGCGATTAATCTTTGACAAGCCCAATACCTTTTGCTTAGGAATATAACCGACCGTTGCAAGACCATCAATGACAACTCCGTGATGTTCACATGTAGACATAACATTAACATTGCGTTCAACAACCATTTCGTCGTATTTCATCTTGTTGTCAACAGTAGTGCACTTTGGAAAATTATCAGGCAACATACCCCAATTTAATTCAAGCACTAACATTTTAGCAATTCTCTTTGGTGTGTCTGCTAGACTATCGTCACTCAAGTCACACCCCATTGTCTCCCAAACTGCTGTCATGTGTTTCTGGATAATATCAATTTTTGTTTCTGCCTCAACATTTAATTTGTCAAAATTCATTGGAGTTTCTACACCCATTTTTAACAAATGTTGGTGGATTTCAGCGCCAAGCACTGGGTCGATTTTAGTTTTTTGAAATGACATTTTGTGATACTTTCTTATAAGTTTGTTTTAATTCTGACCAATTTAATCCATATTGAAATATAGTTCCAACACGTTTACCACGGTCTTTTAACATTCTACCATACGAATACGGTTCTTCCAAATTATCTAGCTCAGTTTGATTGAAAAATTTTGATTCGTTGTTAACAATAACCCAACGTTTACCTTTGATAGCTATTTTCCCATAATTACTTCAGACAGTGTTTGCAATTCTGTAGTGATATTCCAGCAAGTCATAATTTGCTGCTCATAATCAAATCTATCGTACATTACCATTCTCCTTCTGAGTATTTCATTAAATATTCGTAAACCATTCCAGGATTAACTGATAGCACATCTTCCGGCGTGTGCTCATCAAACACTTTATTAGGACTATGCCACCACGACGGAGCCATGAGCCTACCTACTATTGCTATAACTAAAGAATAGCAGCGTTGGCGCATCACTTCTTCGCTTGGATTCATGCTAGATTAGCAAATAAATGCATCTGCATGTTCATCTTAAATCCATGTTCCATACAATATTTACCTACATACTCATGATTAGCTCTAACTTTTTCCATATTCAATAATCCAGGTTCAAAAAAGTTAATCACTTCATCAACAGTGCTACGTTCAGCCATTGTAATAACACCCTTCTCAGCACGCAGCAATTTAATCTTCTGCGGGAAGTCGTTGTAGATGTTCATTGGACTGCAATAGATTGGATTTCCTGTTTCTAATGCCCACGAGTGAGCCCAATCAGGAACTGTGTAGTATGGACTATCTGGATCCGCGCTCATAACAAACTTTAAACAATCTGCTCGTTCTAGAATAGTCTTACTCGGCTTGAAATACTTAGTTGCTTTACCATCTTTCTCAGCACATTTTGGGCTACATACCAAAGTAACAAAATCTGGGATAGGTGTTTCAGGAATACCATTGCTTTCAATTTGAGTACAACCAAACATAGTTGTGCCAGCTACTAACAAGAAGTCATTAATGTTTTCTTGTAGCAACGGCTCGCCGCCAGTCATTACTAGAACAACACGATCGAAGATACGCTTCGGAGAATGTAACCACATTGGGATTACTTTTTCTTGATCTGCCCAATAAGAGAAGATAATACTCTTAGCTTTTGTGAGAATTTCTTCATACGTCATCCATTCACCGTCATCAAAGAAGGTGTCACAAAAGCTACATGTTAGATTACATTTCGCAAGGCGCACAAAGAATGCTGGTTGTCCTGCATACGGTCCTTCACCCTGTAGAGTAAAGAACATGCTAGTCACGAACAGTGACTTTGCTGGCACATCCTTAAAGAACTTTTTCCCGATGATTTCATTTGTTCCAAACATTACTCAACTCCAAAGTGTTCTTTAATCAAATCTGAGCAGCGTTGATCAGCATTTGTATGGCTCCAACCATCAGGTGTAAAATAAGGTTCAGTACACAATCTAGCACATTTTATAACAATCATTTGTGCAAAAAATTCTAAATCAACTCCACCCATAACTGTCATCCCAAAATCACCTATATGCTTGTACTGAGCTTCCTCAGCATACTTTTTCAGTAAAGGGTTATTTATCCGCTCAATTTGTTCCATCATTTACTCCTGTTGTTCCAATTATAGACGACAAATCCGAAAATCTTAAATAATCTTTCGGGTTTGACTATCAAATTATGTCCGTAATAACCGACCTTATCGCGTTAGTGTATGCGATTACAGACATGCCACATAAAAGTGGCTTTATCCGGGTTAATGTCACATATATGTGACATTCAAAGAATTGGTCGAACGTGACTGTGATGAATTCGTGCGTTGACTATCCCGTTATACGACATGTCCCCAACTTCTAGAACGCGATCATCCATCTGAAAGCGCAACTCGTAATAGCTTAACGATCCTTTGTTCTCGCAAAAGCAGAGGATTTCCCTTCGGAAGCTATCAGCCCCCAGAGCCTGTACATCCGCAATAAGCTCAGGCGACGAGCTCCAGTAGGTCTTCCAATCAGAAGGTATGAGTGTCCGAACCTTTTTCTTTTTCTTACTGCCATTTTTAAGCGTAACCGTCTTAAGTGCAGTCTTCGTAAAGTACGCGAGTTTCTTACCATAGTAGAATTTCCCATCGTGAATTCTTTCAATTTTGTAAACAAAACCTAGTGCCTTTGGAGGGAACTGAGCAATATCGTCTATTACTTCATTATTATAATACCATGTCACTCGTACTCGTCGAGATCATCATTCTCGACATCAAGACAATTTCCGCAGCATGGACATACAGTAATCTCGAAGTCGTCATCAACCTTGATAGTTCCTGTTGCTCCACATGCGTTACATGTAAAAATTAGTTTGTTAGCCATTAAACTCTTTCCATTAGTTCAGTAATCTTGCTTGCTGGTTGATTACCCAGCAAGCGACCCATTTCAACACCTTCTTGATCAACCAACACAAGTGCTGGAATTGAACGCACACCGTACTTAAGGCACAATGCTTTGCTTGCATCAATATTTACTGGTTCAACAAGCATATTCACATCCATCGTGGAAAGTGTTTCAGATAATTGCTTGCATGGTCCGCACCAGTCTGCGTAAAATTTTAATAGTTTCATATTTCTTAGAATGTAATTTCACAAGCGCCACCAGCGCAACCTTGGCTTCCTAGAGAGTCAGCATCAACAAAAGTCTTTTCAAGCAAATCAGTTGCAAAGTCAATTGGCTTAATGCTCTGGACAATGTTGTTCCATTTGTGTAGATTATTACAATCTTTCAAACAAAACGTCATTTGCTCCAGATTGCCCTTGAAGTATGTATCAGCAAATTTAATAGCGCGACGAACCCAATCACGTTTTAGTACAATTGCTGGAATTGAATCATCTTCCATATTTAGTCCATAACCCATAACTGTATCACATGCCTGCCATAGATTATTGTTAAATGCGTGGTTAGCGTCAACAATTAATCCAGATGCAAACAGAGATCCTTCACCATACAGCTTCATGATTTGCTTATGGTCAACAACTTCAGTGAACGGTGCCTGTACATAAGCCTTGTCGCCCGATGCGCTCATCAAGCTAATGCCAGCAAAGAATGCACGGTTATCGTAAATGTACTGTTCAACTTCGTCCCAATTGTCCACGCTGATTGTGTTAGATACATTATGACGCAGGCGCTTGTCAACACTCAGTTTGTAATTTGTACCATACTCAACCCAAAACTGTTGCGCCTTCTTCACATATTCCAATTGCTTTACACCCAAAAGTTCCGACTTGTAAATCGATCCGGGTTTTGAAACAACGGGGAACGCAACAACTACATCAGTACCATTGCTACTCCATACAGAACGCTCAACCATCTTTGGATTAACTTGAGTAATGATACGAGCGACTTCATCATCGTCATTCATTTGTACGTGACGGAAATATTTAGAAGCATGTGCGCCATGGATTCCGCTATCAGTACCTAATATAATGGAAGCATTACCAGAAGGCTTAACACAAGTGGTACGGGCTGCTTGTGGGATACCAATCATCTTTGCGACTTGCTTATTAACATCGCGAACCATTGTTGCGCCAGCGATCATATTGTTCTCATCAAACAACACCTTTGGATTGCCCATCCATCCAGTAATCGAAACACCTAACAAAGACTCACGTTCAGTAATCTTGCGAGTAGCATCCGACACGTAGGTAAAGTTAGTGTAACCAGATTGCAGCGTACCTAGGATTGCACCAGCCTTACATGCGCGCAACAATGCATCTAATGTAATACATTGTCCACCGTTAATTTCAGTCAGATTACAGAATTGGAATCCGCTCTCACCATCTTCAGTACGTGGCAACATACCAATTTCAACGCATGGGTTGAACATAAAGTCAGCGTCGTCAGAAAAAATAAATCCTGGCTCGCCAAAATCCTTAACCGACTTCATAATTTCCGCCCACTCTTCACGAGTTAGCTGATCGCGAATCAACATAGCAGAATTGTTGCTACGGCCGCGCTGGGGATTAGTAGTAAACCAATCGCCAGTCTTTGCTTTGAGCATAACCTGATCGTCTTTGTCGAAAATACAAATAGTAGCGCTACGACGAACACCACCCGACAATACTGCATCGCTCATATGCATGATAAAGTCGTAAGCAGTGATACTGTTCATCTTTGTAATTGGATTATCACGCAGCAAGTTCTCCAGCAAGTCTTCACACTTGATTAACGCCGCTCGTAAACCATCAGGACCCGGAGCCTTGAAGCCGCCGCTAATCAACGCACCACGTAGACGAATCTTAGAATAGTCAAAGTGAACTTGGCAGCCCTTATACTCTGGATGCGTAGCGCCTTCAGTAAAGTAACTGGAAAGTAACACAGCAAAAGAGTCAGCCCATCCTTCAATGCTATCAGGAACTTGAAAGATCTTAGCCTTCTTTGTCGAACGGCGTGCGATTGTTGGAAGTTTATCAATGTGACGTTTCTGCACTGAGAATCCAACACCACAACCACATAGCAAAAGGTACATTGCTTCATTAAAGAACGCAGGGCGGTCTACGTGTGATACTGAACAATTATACATGCGAGCTTCATGTTTTCTCAATTGTTCTCCGCCAAACTGTAATGCGCGCTGGGCGCCTAGAACGGCTTTGTCTTTATATGCATCTTCAGCAAATTGAATCAGTGCTTCAAGTTCCGGAGTTAGCTTCTCCTTATACTTTTCACGGTGCATATTCATCACACGACCAACTGATTCATTCCATGTTTCGTATCTGTTATCAGTATCTATCCAGCGTGAATATCCGGTGTAAAATTTAGATTCTGATAGCATTTGTGTACCAATGTTCATTGTTTTCCTTTTGTTAGTATTTTTTAAGAATAGAAAACTCGAGCTTTGCTGTTAGCCCTCGCTTTGTGTTTTCTTGGATTATTTGCTGGAGTTGATATTTAGTGAGTCCGTTTTTAACCCAGTCGTTAATGTCTTTGCCTCGTAGTCTAGCTGGCATGAAAGCGACGTGATAGCCAGACTCAATTGCTTTACGTAGCTGCTCACCCACTTGTTTATTGCGACGCCAGTCGCTATCAGGAATGATAACGCAATTATTTTTGTGTTGTTGGAGGTATCCCAAATGATAATGAGCCCCACCAATAGCAATTGCATTATCAAGAAAAAGACTATCAATATTTCCCTCAACAACATAGATTTTCTTGTTAGTATTGATTCGATCCGTGCCATATATAAATTCTACTCTCTTGTCTATCCGTAAGTGTATATATCGAGGTTCAACGCTTGGGTTAAACGTTCGACATGTAAAGCCAATGACGCGATTGTCATGAAAGTATGGAATTACTAGTCTTGGGCTTTTGTCTTTCGAATCCTTAAACTCCGGCTTGTATTGCGTTGCCCAATCATAAAATTGCTTCGCAACATACAGCTTATCATAATGTTCCTTCGGGATACATCGTCTCTCCAGGAATTTTAACACGGGTGAGCTCGGCGGCAAACTAATTACTGGAATTAATCCATCCAAGTTTACATCCGGAATTGGAATCTGCTCTTCTTTTACAATCTCACGAACTGGATCCGTGTCTCGGTACGCTTCTAGCCGAAACTCATCATATAAAGAGGGGGAAATTTCTCGTATGAAATTAGGCAGACTTTTACTGTAACCACAGTGTTGACACTTAACATTCAGTGATTTTCCATCCGTGGTTTGGTAAATATAGCCACGTTTCTTGAGAGATTTGAAGCCGTGCTGAACCTCGCAAGAATGGCTAAATTCCCAGAGTCGTGCTTTCTTTTGCTTGAAGTTTTTAAGATATACTCCTACGCGATTTGCATACGAGGTTAGTTTGAACATGTCTATCATGTTCCCATTATAAACAAACAAATCACTATCCAAAATAATCTAGAACATTATTTTGGATACATGAAAATATTTGCTATAATTCCTCTGTAGGATCTCAGCAATAGACTATTTGGTACTGTTGTACAGTTTGTCTTGCTTTGTTATCCACTCTTGTAAACTGATTAACTGTTCACGTATTTGATACGATGTAGCATAGTTTTCTTTAGCAGATGCTACAATAGTTGATAGCTTTAGTTGGATACCGGTAGTGGTTTCAGCATTGGTGGAACCTTCATTAGTTCCGGTGGAGGCTTTGGGAAGTTGCCCTGCAATGGAACTGTCGAGCAGCAACCGGATACCATCAGAAGTGACAGGATCAATGACGCACTTAGAATCAGCTTCTTTAGTAACATAAACATTTACTGGTACCTCTTTAATTCGTTCAACATATTTAATTTTGTCCACATACTTAGTCTGGACTTCAATCGTAACTTCGCCCGATTTTGTTTTGTATTGTTCTACTAGGGCTTTTTGTTCTGCGAGTACTAATTTTTGATTGTCAAACTCATGTTCACGCCCAGATTGGAATGTGAAAAAGATACAGATTATTAAACCAAGGAGCTGTGCTTGAATACGATATTGTTTTAGCCAATCCGGAACAAATTCCGCTATTAGCAATAGAACTACTCCAATCCCAATTCCAGGAACGATTAGCGAGTAGATAAGTTCGTTAGTAAACCAGCTGAATATATTTAGCACAAGTCAATCACTTCCATTTCAGTATCTAAATCATTAAGATATGACTCAACAACCTGCTTTGGTTTACGCTTGATACCGTGCCAGTTTCCACCACCGTGTTTAGAGTATCGAACGCCTTTTGTTCGACCCTCTTCGTCTTGTAATACAAGGATACCGCGTGGATTCTTTTTAGCGTAGTGATACACTTCGCGGTCCACGTCATCATCTAGGTTAAGATAATGACCCCAACGACGAAACTTTGCTTTTCCGCTTTTAAACTTGTCAAATGTTTCACGCTTAACTGTAAACGTACCTTTTGCGCGACGTGCTTTAATCTTTGGTGTATCTGTAGCGACTGCGTTTCCAGTCACATTAGTCGGGACACCATCTTCCATGATAGCAAAGAAATGTTTAATCAAATCCATATCGAAAGGTTCAACTGGAGTTGCCATATAGGATTCGTTTAACTGTTCTGTTTCGGGAAGATAAGTATCACGTTCTATACACTCACGTACCAGAGCGTAAGCTGCAACAAGCGAACCAATTTTAGTTGAGCCGCCCGGAACCATGTTGATAAACTTCTTAATGCGCCACACTAAACGGTGCAACATTGAGGACGAGTTTACCTCAGCGGGGGTTTTTGCTTTACGGAGAAACGTTCCTTGATCATCAATTAGTCCTAACTTGAATGCGTCAGTCTTCTCAAATGGTGTAATTAGCAACCATAGGATACGAAGCGCAATAATGTTGTCGACTATTCTCATATCTCTCTTAATTTCTGTACAACAAACTGATCTAGTAAGACCGCTTCTGAGTTGGGTAGTTGATTTATCTTTACTAGGAACGCAAATGCTATTGGATAATGACTTAGCTCTAACTTATATTTAATAAGAGATAAAGTAGTTTTACCAAATACGTTGAACAGGACTATGAAATTGTTCAACAAAAGCCTTACATTCAACTCTTCACCTTGCTGGTACTTGGTAATACATTTTTTGATTGTAACGATACGAAACAAATCTTCTTTGAATTCCTCGAGCGATATTGCTTGAATATTTTCATAAGCATGCATCGCTCGAGTTATATACTCGTTATCATTACGAATCATAATAAACAAAAGCTAGTTATTAGCTACCAAATGCCACTGTTGTTACGGTTGAAGTTGCGCCAGCGTTCGCTGTTGAGTTGAACACTTGGCAACGATATTTAGTTCCAGCATTTGGAGCTGTAAAACCAGACAATACCAATGTTGCTGCTGTACCACCACCAACGTATGTGACACCAGCAATTGTGCCGGTTGCGTTAACATAAGCGCTTCCAGCTGGTTGACGTACTTGCCATTGGAATGTAGAACCAGCCGATACAACTGTCAAACCAGCTACTGCGCCTGTTACAGAAGATGCAGTTAATGGTGGTTGAGATGTAATACTGAACGCTGCGTCGCCCGCGATAACGTCATCTGCAGAGTCGCCAGCTTGAGCTGATGTACGTGACATAGCAACAAGGTTTTCGACTTTGTAACGTGGTAAACCTTGGTTATCAACATACTCTTGATAGCGAGTCCAGCCAGGCAACTTTAGTCCCCTGTTACGGTTCACTGCCAAAGCAGCTTCAGTGCTATCCAAGAAAATAATGGATACTGGGTATGTTGCGCTTCCAGCAGTTGTTTTACTAATTGCTTGGATAACTGGAGTAAACACAGCGCCAGATCCGCCAGCTGGTGCAGCCGTAATGGTTGGAGCAGCAGTATATCCAGAACCTTGGTTAGTGATATTGATTGCAGTAATTAAACCACCAGCGACTGTTGCTGTTGCAGTAGCTTGAACACCACCCGCTGGAGGAGCGGAAAGTGTCATTGCTTGCGCGGCACCGTTAGTGTAGCCAGTTCCACCAGTCCAGTTAATTGTCAGTACCTGACCAGCAGCTAGAGATTTTGGCTTGCTTGCTGCAGAGTCTGTGTTATTCCATAGAGACATGTTAGTTTTCCTTTAAGAGATATATTATTTAGTGATACCAGCAAGTTGAAGCTGGCGCTTTTTAATCGCATCGTGCATGTATTGTTTGTACTCGTCACGAGCTACAAAACCGTCAGCTTTTGAAGCCATTGTCTTTTGTGCGGATGCAGCCTTTCCTGCAGGATCACGTTTCTTATACTCACCCTGATATGAACCAGCAGGACGTCCGCGACCTCTCTTTGGTGCTACTGATCCGTCACCCTTTGCTTTGTGTTCTTCGGAACCGTAAGTTCCTTTGTGAACACCGCCTTTATCGGAAGTCTTATCGTCGCTCTTCCAGTCAATTTCGGATTTTGTGTTCTTCCAATCGAATGGTGATGATTCATCGATGAATTGCTTAAAGCTGAGAGATTCATTTTTTGTTTTCTTTTTCAATCTGTCAGATTCTTTTGTATAATCGACATCCCAATCCGCATGTTGGTCTTTATGATACTTTTTATTAATAGGATTAGTTGACGTTTTTCCTAGCTTATGATCGTTTCTTGCTGCAACTTTTCCAGTTCCCGGAGTCACACCTTTAAACGCATCTTCCGATTCTGATACTTTCATAATTGGACTCTTCTTTTCTGCGGCATTTTGCACGCGGTCTTTGTTAAAGGATTTGGTTTGTGCATCATAAACTTTCTTATGTTCCTTAGTTACTTCGTTCTCTTCACCATCAGTGTAGAAAGACTCGTGCACAAGATTATGAAATTTGTACCCTTTATTTTTGTAAAAATCAATAGCTCGACGTGCAGTTAATTCTTTACCGTGAGAATGACTTGTGCTAAACTTGCGAGTTTCTTCTTTACCGTCTTTTGAAACAGTTACTGAACATGAATGCTTTTTAACAGGATCAACTCTCCCAGAACGCAATTCGTGTGCAGCTGGTGGATTATTCTCATCCAGCTCAATTGACTTATTGGCGTAACCCATATCATCGCATTCAACTACATGCTTAGTGATATAATGGTGTGGGAAATTCATGCTATATCCATCAGGGTGCGCAACCTTTGTAGTGTCTTTATCAACACTCACAACAATACCTGGCTTTCCTTTTGCGTTCTTAGAAGCTGGATTCTTTACCCACACTTTGTCACCTGGCTTATGAGCTGGTGGATTGTTGTTCGGATTACCACTCTTCAAGTGTGTTGGAACTTCTTTGAATGCTTCGCTTAATTTGGAAAATTTGATCATTTTGCTTCCTGAGTGTGAGATGTTGATAAACGGTCTTTTTCAATTTTGCGAACACGTGAAGTCATCTTCAATGCCAGGCGATCTACCGCCTTCTTACGCTTGTGCATAATGTTTTCAATACGTTCTTTTTCAGCAGTGCTTAGCTGATCAAGTGGCTTCTTAGCCAGTTTCATTTTCATTGTCTTTATAGCTAGGTGACGTGCACGGCTATTAATCTTTGATGAGTTGGAATGCTGATGTAGCGCAACTTTTATCTTACGTTCACGCTTTGATTCACTCTTACGGAAACGTATTTTTGCGCGAATACGTTCGATGCGAGACAGCACTTCATTAAGTGTTTCTTCAGACAGCTCTTCTTCCAGAGTATCAATTACTTCGCCAGTGTCTTCGTCAATAAGAGCTAGTTCGCCAGCTTCGTATGTATCAACAATATCTTCCCAATCAGTAACACAATTTGCCATTTCGTCAAGAGTCTCATCGCTGAAACCATCATCGTCAATTACTATCGGTGCTAGTTCTGGTAAAACTTCTTCGGATATAATCTCAAACTCAAAATCTCCATTGTACATAATGCCGCATGCCTCAGCAAGTGCTAGCATTTCTTTAACAGTTGCTGCTTGTTCAGTAGTCAATGGACCAGCTTGAGCGATTGCATGGTTTACAATCTCTGCTGCACTTTCTTTTTTGTTTGGATTGTATCCAAGTGCGTTAGCAATAATTGTAGCTGCCTGCGTTTTACGCAATTGGTCTTCGTTTATAGCACTCTTTTTAACGGTGATATTCGCTACTTTTACTGATTCTTTTACTTGAACTGCTGGCTTGGCTTGAGTGTAGATTTGAATACTTGGTTCAAATTCAATCTTGTCGATAAGCGGAGTGTATATTTTGTTTTCCAGAACAATCTCTAGACGAGCATCGTATGTGCCGGCTTTAAAGATATCCTTTAGTCCTTGGATCTCAACTTCAACGCCCTCGTTAGTTTGCTTACATGGAAAGCTAACTGAAAAGTCAGCGCCGTCGATGACGAATCGAGCATCCGGACGTCCGTCAGCACCAGTAATGGATACTCCGAATTCCAGGATCGACTTTTCGTCTAGTTTTATTTTTCCGATACTCATCTTTTCGTGACCTTAATAATTGGTTCTACGCTCTCAACCATCGATGTATTAACTAATGAAACAGTCGGTGCTTCTACTCTTTTCTTAATTACTTTGGCAAGCACTTTTGCGGTAGTTTGCCCGACTATTGTCTCATATTCCCACGTCTTACCTTTACGGGTAATCCGTATTTTTACTTTATATTTATAACTATCGGATCCGAAGTTAAACCCGTATCCGCCACCACCACCTTGGATTTCAATTAAATCCCCACCGTAAGCTACAGTGGTTCCCACGAACCCGCGTACTAAGTTACTCGAAATTGGAAGTGTTACATTTCCAGTTCCGCTGTAACTAACACTACCAACTTCACCAGTAGTCTGATTACCGCTAACATTACTAGATGTGGCACTGGAACCAGTAATACTTCCAGTAGATCCGGATCCAAATAGACCAGTAATTAAACGACTTAGAAGAGAACTACTCGCAACGTTTCCTGGTACAAAACTACTGATATTTCCATTAATTGGAATTTCGGTAATAGAAACATCAAACTCAAATGTACCAAGATTAGCAATGGAACGATGAGTTACTTGACCTGGATATAATCCTCCTGTTGCTAAATTCTTGTGATCAAACATTCAATCATACCCGTGTGACTGTTGTTTGTGATGCATTAGTATCAATAGTCTGATTGATAGTTCCGGCAGTTCTTGCTGTATTTGTTACCACTAGTGGGGTTGCAGGATCAAGACCAAGAAGGTTATACATTTCAAGTAGCATTGTGGCTTGTGGAGTAGTCAAACCACCACTTCCGGATATTGTTACGGTTTGTGCTTGTACTGGAACAACTGACTTCACTAATACATTAAAAGTTCCAATTGTATGAACGATTGGATCACCACCACCGTCAACGAACAAGTTTCCAGTGACGGTAAGTGTATGGTCGCTTTCCATCGGACGGACGTACCAGCCATTAGTAAGAAAGTAGTATGCGGGGATACTGATCCCACCACCGAGATCGTCCCCACCAGTGGATCTAAAAGCTGGCAAATATTTGGAATTGTCGCCGAGTACTAACCAATCAACCCATGCTCTGTAAATTGATTGTGCTGTTGCGTCAGCGACATCGAGGATAATTCGTTTATTTGCTGGATCAATAACATATGCCATCTACCAAATTCCGGTTAAAACAATACTCAAGAATAGACTCTATCTTGTTCTGCAACAAGTGATAGTGCAATAGTTTTGCTACGATTTAACGAACCAGTAGCTACCACAAACTTACCAGCACCGGGTTTAATACCAATTAGAGTAACTGGACGATCCGTACCGCCGGTAAAACCACCCTGTACATTACCATCATAGTCGTAATCGAAAGCAATACTTGCGGAACTGATAGTTCCAGTAATTGGAGTTCCTGATGCGTTGTTTACAGTAATTGCTCCAGATTCGCCGTAGTCATTACCAGCGCCAGGGGGTGTAGTAAACATCAGACGGTAGCTAGAACCTGCTCCAACTAATGGGGTGTTGAAGCTAATTGTACCAGCCGCAGCATATGGATAATCACGTGTCGCTGCTGTGTTATCATATGAAGTGAAGCTATTTGTGTCCGCAGTTGCGTAACCCATAATAGTAACACCAGTGCCACCACCCGCTGGGTTTGTTGGAGCGTAGAAACCAGCCTTCAGAGCAGAACCAACAAAGTTCAACAGAATAGATGCAGTTTTACCAGTAACTGATGTACCACCACTAACAGCATTAATGTTGCTGTTTTGACGCAACAGATACTGGATCTTTGTATAGATTTGCTGTAGAGAAGTTGCAACAGGTGTTGCACGTTGCAATGTAAAGCTCAATCCAGAAGCTGAACCAGAAACTGCAACCGTGGTTGTAATAGAATCAGCCGCTGGTGTACCAGAAATTGTGTATGTGCCTTTTCCAGCACCTTCGTGAACAATCAGTGTACCACCAGTGTAGTTAGCACCAGTAATACCTGCTGCTGCTGTAGTAAATGTAGTAGTACCATTGGATACACCGTCAACACCAGAGTGAGTACCAACGTCAATAACAATACCAAAGTCACGTGCTGTACCACCAGTAATATCAACTGCCTTGCTGAATGCTTGGCTGAAATACTTTACGTTGATTTCAGAGTATGGTGATGTACCAATAGATGCGTCCGCTACAGTAATATCCAAGTCATTTTCGTTGGATAGCAACATGTTAACCAAATACGCGCCAGTTGCTGTTTTACCAGTATCAGCCAGAACGGAGTCTTTGTATTTCTTTTGGTATTCACGAACGAATGTCTTGAAGAATGTACGGTCATCAAATGTTGTTGTAGTCGCATCCGCGGTAATGTTACCGTAAACTTGGATACCTTCGTTACATTGGTCAGTGAAGGTGAAGTTAGTTGGAGCGCCAGTAGAAGTCTTTTGCCAGTACAATTGAGAACCTGCAGATACAACACCCAGACCTACAATACCAGTATATTGACGTGCCAAAACACCCGTTGAGTTATATTCCGACCAACCACCGTCACGCAGCATTTCGCGAGTAGTGTCATTAGCTGGCTTCCAACCTGAATATGTTGCACCGTCAGTACCGAATTGAAATTGTCCGGATAACGCGTCAATCGCGTACATTGGGAATGGACTATCTTGGTATGTTATAGTCGCCCACAAATCTACCAATTTAGAGTATAGTGCTTGTAGGGTAACACCGTCTTTAGCAACCAAATTACCCGCAACGTTAAGAGTAATGGTCTTTAGCGTTTCGTCGATAGTGAGCTCTGTTCCTACGTTTAATAGTGCTTTACTAGTAATTTTCGCCATATTAGATCCTTGTGATTATCTGTTTATTTATATATAATTACGGTCCACAGTCAAAGCGACTGGAATGCTCGAGTCAGCAGTTCCAAGCGGAATATTTCGAATGTAGTAAGGAACATATCCTGATTGAATAAATCCAATGTCAATATTTTGAGCACCCGAATAGGTGTAAGAATAACTTGTTGCTGCTAATGCATCAACTTGATCAAGAATAGTTGATGTTCCAGCAGTCAATACAACCACATCACATCCAGTAGGTAAACCAGTAAATGTAATAGTGTTTACGGATAGTGGGTATAATTTTGTCTGTTGATCAGAACTTGTGGTTGTTAGCGGAATTGATAGACGAGTTAGTATATTGCTAGAAGCTGGTGTTAGTGTAGTGGCACGAATCTTCAGCTTGAAACCAGTGGTACTATTAAAAGTATCAGCACTCAAGTTAACGGCGTTCAGTGCAGTCCAAGCACCGTATCCAGAACCAGTATTAATTGCAAATTCAATTGTATGGTTACCCCAAGTTGAGCCAGATGTCCATGTAACGTTAGTTCCAGTTGCTGTTGTCAGAGCATTAGTAAATGCAGTGTATCCGATAGCGTAGAATGACATTTCCCAAGTCACTTGGTCACCAGCTTTTGTCAGTAGTACAGATCCGTTTGAGTCAAACTGTGGTGCTCCTCCAGTAACGGAGCATTGGGCTGCGCTACTAGCAGTAGGCTCGTTGCAAAGCAAGTCCAAGAATCCAGCAGTTGTGCTGGTGAAACGTGTACCCCAATGGGTTCCATAGACCGAGACTTGCCCGGTTGCAGAAGCAGTCAGACCGCAGTTCTTGTAAGTGGCATTCAGCGCCACCATGACTGATGTATCAGCGTAGTCACCTCGGCAGTTCTCAATCAGAACGTTTGTGTCCGAGTTGACAAAGGAATACGGACCTGTGCGCGTGTTGGTTAAGTACATGCGCTTGATAGTGATTCCATCATTGTTACCCACACCATTGACGCCAGCGCCCGTTACTGCGGCATTCATAGCCAGCGTGCTCACCGAGTCTGTGCCAATGTTCTTAACCAGCGTGCTGTAGCAAGCATTCACTGAAACTAGACCGTTGTAGGGTCCGAAGTTTGGCATCGGCATCGACCAGCCGTTGACCGTGTTACCAGAACATCCAGTCGTGAAGTCCAGCCCAGACATAGGGTTGGTGCTGGTAGTGGTTGTAGTGATGCTGTGGTCGTAGTAGGTCGTGTTGTTGAAGGTGCAACGCTGTGCGCTTACAAACAATCCGCGCGCACCCAATAGGGTACAATTGGTGAAAGTGCAGTTCACCGCCTGAGTAGAAGTGATGGTGCCTGTGGAAGCATTGGCCCGAAGCGTCAGACTTTCAAAACTCACATTGCTGAACGTTTGCCCTGTCAGGTAGTTGATCTGCGCCGCGTAGGCTGAAGCCGCCGCCAGCGAGAAGCGCACAAAGCGAGTATTGCTGATAGTTCCACCGGCAAAGCAGGATGAAAAGTTGGCGGCAAGGTTCAATTGAGCCTGTGTCGGAGACACGATGCAATCGTCAACGTCTATAGGCGATGCGATTTCTGACAAGATCATTGAGTCATTGATCGCACAGCTTTTGTATTTGGCGTAAAACGCCTGGCTGAAGTTCATGTACCATTGAATGACGCAACCACGCAAATCAAAGTAACCAGCACCAGTCGTCACCAATTCTTGACGAGTAGCAATAGTCGCGTTAGGTAATACCCGCGGGCCCGTGCCCGATGATGTGCGGGTACTGTTGGTCAAGATAGTTGCTGGAATGCGTACCCTGCAGCCTGCAGGAGGTAAGAAACCAACCGCATTGGTACCGTCATTACCAATGCGAATACCAGTAACAGTGGACCAAATCCACTTTGCACGAACGTCAGTAGCAGTTGTTGATAAAGCAACCTGTGAACCAACACCCGCATATTGCTCATAAACTCCAGATCCAGCGGAAGTTTCAATCCAAACACCGGGAAATACACCCGCGTTGGTTGCACAAGTTGGACAATCTAGAATTTGTCCACGAGCTCCGTTTGTAGTACCCAATTCATACCATGCTTCAACGGAAGTTACTTTACCAATACGTGGAACAGTAATTGTCGCAATAGTATCGCCGCGAACTTCAATCCATCCTTGAACATCAGGTCCGGAGCAAGTTGCTATAATACCAGTCAGCGTACCTGCTGCAAACGCACCACCAGTTACACCACCAATTTTGATATATCCGGTAGCGCCAATAGCAGCGCCAGGAACAATACATTCCGATGCCCAGTTAGTCCAAGCGCCAAGAAATACACCACTCACACCACCTTGAGAAATAGCAGCACCAAAAGCTGGGCTGTTACCGGATCCACCAGTATAAGCAACAACACGCACATAGGTTGAGTCAAAACGTAACTCACCCCCAGTACCCGTAAAAGATACTGTATCAAGTGAACCAAAAGCAACTGAGTGATTAGCACATGCGTTACTATCTGTTCGAACAACTAAAGTTGAACTGTTACTAATCGTGTATGTATCAAGAGTCGCAATTACTGATCCACCAGAATACGCATCAAAATAATTAAGTGTGCCGTTATTAGCAACAAAAGCTGTCATTATTTAACCTTAGTATCAGTCACTAAAATTGAAAATTCTTCAGCGACTGCATTTGTATCAACTGCTTCCCAACGGAAGTACCATGTGCCTGCTGTATCTAACAATACTTGGGCAATGTATTTATTACTGACATCTGGAGATATTGCGTTGCTAACAATTGTACCTGGAGTATCGGGTTTCTTGTATTTTAGGTTAACTATAGCAGGAGCAAAGATGGCATTTGCATCATTCTTGAATGTCGCGGTGCTTGTTACTGTTGTGCCAATCAGGCGGGTTTCGATTTTAGTGCTCATTTTTGTGTTACCGTACTAAAGGTGTTTTTATAGCTAACTGTCCCATACTTAGATGCGTAAGTGACTGCTCCAAATTTGTTTGAGTGAACAATATCACCAAACTTTTTTGTATATGTAATTGCAGGCGCTTTGTTTGAGTGAACAATATCACCAAACTTGTTAGTTCGAATTACACTCGGAAAACTTAACTTCGACGATACTAATTTGAGTACCGCAGTAGTCTTTCCAAAGAAATAGTAATAAAGTGTACTAAGAAACATTAGAACAATACCGCTCTAGCCAACAATGTTCCAGTGTTCTGTAGTGTATACAGATATGGATACAGAGTTGTTGGAGAATTTACAATCTCCAAGAAGTTACCAACGTGCACTGTATTTTGAGTGAATGTAGTAGTAGCCAAACCAACTGTCTTATTGGTATTGATATTGTACTTGAAGATACGAATTGGGTTAGACGCTACAGAACGAGATAAAAGAATACCATCGATGCCGTCATACGAAAAACTAGAGCCTACGTTATATAGTTCGGCTTGTGTACCGATAAATGTACCGAATCTCCAACGTCCCGTTGCAATATCGTATACGTCGAATGTATTAGAGCCACCGCCCCGTGGGGAATAAATCGACCGCTTATTAGAAGACTGTGTAGCACCAAAGGTCCATACTAAGGCCGTGCCAGCACCACGCGCTGGAATGCTAATAATAGCATATACTGATGTTGTATCTGGTGTACCAGTAAGAGTTAACACGTTAGCAGTGTTTGCAGTTGTAATGGTTTCAGTACCGGATAGTGTACCAGCGGTAATACGAATACGCTTACCAGCCCAGATATTAACAGGCCAAACCTTTGTCGTATCAGTCAATGAGCTTAGTGCACCAGCAGTTGCAATACCCCACGCATCAGCAATTTCATATTTGGTTGTTGCATCCGGAGTAAATGACTGCACTGAGTATGTTAGTGTTGTAGCTGTGTTTGCAGTGATCGCAATACGACCTGATCCATAACCAGTTCCAGCTTCTACTTTGAACGTATATCCAACCCATGAGTTTGGAACCCAATTTTTAGTAGAGTCAATCAGTGTGGTTGTTGAACCTCCGGTAGCAACACCGTACGCGCTCATTACTGTTTCCTTACGCTGGTCGTCAATACCAAATACTTTTGCATCATAGATACAATATTTCGATGTACCGTTAACGGCAGTAGTGATAGCAGCAAATGTCAGTGTGTTAGATGTGTTAGAAACAATCCAACGAATCTGTGATGTTGGTGCAGTACCAGCAACCATGATGTGAACAAGACGTCCAGCATGTTCGTTGACAACCCAGTTTTTATTACAGTCAACAATTGTAGTAGTTGAAAATGCATTAGCTGTTGCCATGTTGGCCGCTGCTGTAGTAGCAATACTGAATGTGCAGGTAGATGTAGTTACTGCGGATACACCAAGGATAGTTAATGCTGTATTGTACAGCGCATCGTTAAATCCAGCTCCGGTTACAACATCACCTTTCTTAAACCATGCGGCGGTTGCTGTCACTACGTTGACTGTTGGTCCAACAACGGTAATGTTTAATGTGCATGCAGTACCAGTACCGCCAGTAGTAGCATTACCTGTAGAAACAGTATAACCCGTGGTTGTACCGGAGTTAATCAATTCGAGTGCAGTCACAACACCACCGGATGTAATTGCAGTTACACGAACTTGAGCACCACCGCCACCGATTGCACATGTAAGTACGTCACCAATTGTATAACCAGTTCCACCCGCAGTTGGAGCGGAGTTAATAGCTTGAATACCTGTGGCGATACGAGTTCCAGAAGTTACACCAACTGGAACCCAACCGTTCATTGTGACTGACATTGTGTTTGTGATACCGTCATCAAAATTTTGACCTTGCATCCAATAGTCATTTTCTAGTGAATATGCGTACATCGCTGCGCCAGCGGCACCACCGACGTAGATACGATCAAAGTCGGGCCATAGTTCATAAACAGTTGTTGCATCAGGAGTGACATCCCAATTTTTTGGAATTGTAAATGTAGTTGCGGTATTATGAACAACACGCCGACTCTGTCCAATACCAGTTCCACTAGTAATTAGTAAACGGTAATTCGCATATGCACCAACTGCCATGCTCAAGCCAGAGTCAGTTAGTGTACGAGCAGTTGCTGATGTGGTTCCTATTTTAGTTAACAAAGCAGTTCCAACTTTACTAGTGCGTTCTATGGAAATGTCAGTGCCTATTGCTGCAAGGATAAGTGATTGTGGAACTGTCTTTACCTGCCACGCATCATGCAGTACATCATAATACATCAAGTTCAAGAACGGCGCCGCAGCGGCGGATGTTACAACATAGATACCACCAGTGTTAGTAGTGTAGAAGCTAGTGTAATCTGGAATAGTTGTCCAAGCTGGTACTGAGAATGTCTGGGACATAATCTGATAGTGAGCTTGTGAACCAGCAGTCGTTACTGGGAGCGCATAAGGTGCAACTGCAACAAACGGTTGATTATTCCATGGATCATGTGGCATCAAGTTTGCATCAGAAATATACAAAGTTGTTGCATCGTTATACAAGACTTTCTTGTATTGTGTTGCATCAGTACCAAATGTGATACCAACCAAGTACCCAGCCCATTGGTTAACTTGCCATTTCTTCAACGAGTCGGAAATGTTATTAGTTGCAGTACCTGTAATAACACCAGCTTCGTGGATGGTTTCACCGGTGTAGGTTAGTGTACGTTTTTGTCCGGATCCAGTTCCGTTGAGAACTTCGAGAGAAGTTCCATCTAAAGTTGGACCACGTAGACCAGCAATCTGTACAGTTGTTGATGTAGCACTTAACACACGTCCATGATAACCACGGCGTGCTGAGTAGCGCATATTAATGACTGCTGATGGAGCAACATACGGGTTAGCTAATTGCTGCCATGTATCGGCTACCGTGTCATAACGGTAAAAAGCTGATGTTGAAATGTAATAGATAAAACGATCATCACCAGTCTCTACTGTAGTCATACATGCTAACGCAGAAGATGCTACAGGTGCTTGATTGCATAGTTCGAAAAATGGTAGATCTACCATTGCTGCATTTGTATTTGCCATTTAATTTCCTATAGTCTTGAGCGAATGCCTTGGTTGTATGCTGTTCTTGATATGGCTTTCATCATATCAAAAGCGTTAACGCCACCATTGTTAACTTGATTAGTTGTGGTTGATGATGAAACTGTAGATACAGTCGTTACAGTGCCGCCCACGATATTATTTACGTCCATACTTAAACGGTTTGAACCCCCGCCAGTAATAATACTTAATGGCTTTAGAAGCTGGAAAATTCTACGAAGTAGACTAACACCTATATCTTCCACCTTGACTGGTATTGCACGTAACTCAGTGTCAGTCAATCCCGAACCACCCGCGGGTAACTCAACCGGAATGCGCCCGCCACTCAAAGCAGGCAACTTTATATTCATTGCTGCGAGAGTTGTCTCGGTTGCCGCGCCAGTTGGTAGCGGCAACGCGACAGCAGATACCGACTGTGTCGCTTGCCAGAAAGTACCAGTAACCGGAGTAACAGGTGCAGATGCCAAACTTACCGGTACTTCTGTAGCACGAAGCTGAGTATCAGTTAGTCCTTGTGCTGTGGGGTTAGCAACTGTAACAGTTCCGCTAACTGTGACGGCACTCGCTCGTAATTGAGTGTCTGTGAGTCCTTGAGCAACCATATTTGAAACTGTAACAGTTCCTGACACCGGTTGAATTGCTTGCCAGAAGGTACCACTAACTGGCTGAGTAGCTTGCCAGAATGTTCCAGATACTGGAATAGGTGTTGCGCGCATTTGCGCGTCAGTAATTGCTTGAGATAAACCAGTGCTAACTGGAACAGGAGTTGCTCGCAGTTGAGTATCAGTCAGTCCTTGAGCAGTTGGATTGGTTATGGTAACTGAACCAGCAATAGGAATTGGATTCGCTGAACTTACATCACCGTCGTTAACTCCATCCGCACCCAGGGTCAGCTTAACACGTTGATATTGTTGCCCAGCAACTTCATCTGATGCTGCAACAAGGGTTGTATTTGGTAATGGTACGCCGTCACTCATATTTTATACCGGTGTTACAAGTGCTTGACCACTCATAATTTTTGTTGTATCAGTTCCGTCACTTAGCTTCACGTTATATACATAACGGTCATAAACCAAGTCACTCGTATCAACTTCTGTCATACTAAGAGTAACTTTTCCACCGACTGCATCAGTAATCTCGGCGGTTAATGGGTAGTCAGTGCCAACATTGAAATAACGCTTTAGTGATGCAGTAACTTCCAATCCAGTTAGATTGATTACTGTACCCGTATTGTCACGGATAGTGAATACCTTATAATAGGTATCACCCTGATCAATGTAGAGGTCAATATTAGCGGATAGCAGTTCTTTTAGCATGTTAGTCGATTAGTTCGAGTTTCTTAATGTCATCAGTTGTTACTGTAATTTTTACCCGACTATTGCTAATATTTGCTCGGTTGTTTGGAGCAGATGTAACCGTAGTTCTTGGCGAATTAGAGCCGCTGACACTATATTTAGTGGTTGTGTTTGGTGTCGCACTTGTTGGCTTATCGGTTCCACTTGCGACAATCTTGTTAGCATCTGGAGTTGTTACATGTGCTGGTTTATCTTCCGATGTTGGATATAGTGAATTTGGAACATCAACGACACCTATTCCACCATAATAACCTTGCCACATTGTAGCAAAACGTCCAGTCAATCCGATTGTCACGTTTGGATCTTGTACAGTTAAGTTCCCATGTTCCACAGTAGTAGCAACGCCTATTAAGGCTTGCGTCTGGGTGGTATTTTTAGTTAACGAATTTGTAAACGTATCAGTAGCATTTCCACTAATGGAAGTAAACTTATCAGTTACAAAATCAATATTTCCAACGGATATGACAAGGTTTACGCTGTTAATTGAGCGGGTATAATTTGTGCTAGAAATTTCGTCAGACAATACTGATATAATGAAACCACCGGAAATACCAATATCTATGTTACTTGAGTTGCTTACGCTGTTGATGGCAGCACTAGATTGAACACTACTGATTGCGATAGTCTTGTCACTACGAACATCAAGGGTTCCAATGTCAAATATATTCGACACACCAGTGATGGTGATAGTCGAGTTACCAGCAGTTCCTACGTTACCCGCAATAATAAATATGCTTGTTGAATTTAATGCGCGGGTTAAATTAGATGTAAATCCGATTATACCAACTGCACTATTAGATATAACTCCGGATATTGAACGACTAAAGTTACCGCTGCCAACTGTTACACCGGTGCTTAGTGTACTCAACACACCAGCGATTGGTAACGAAACTGTCATACTATTTGTGGCATTTCCGACATTTCCGTTAGCACTTATACTAACAAGACCTATAGAAACGTTAGTACCAAAGCTAACACTTCCAGCCACACCAAATGCTGCGTTTCCAGCTAGCGCAATTGATACGGATGATGCGTTTCCAACCGATCCAATAGTTCCGGAAATGCTTGTTCCACTTAGCAATTGTGATACAATACTTGTTACAGCTAGCGAATTGATCGCAGTCGCAGAACTATTTCCAGTAATAGCCTTACTGTATTGAGTGGTATTTGTAACTAAGTTGATTGTGCTTGCACTGCTATTACCGCTAATCGCAAATGTTTTAACACTAGATAGCGCGAGACCATTAACTGCTGAGGTTACTGTATTACCTGTTATTGCAAATGTTGCTGAACCAGCAGTTGCTACAGATCCAAGTGCAGTTGTGATTACATAACTTGGAATTTGCACGTTAACAATAGCACTGTTAATTAGCAAATTCACTGTTAATGCAGAACTGTTTCCAGTCAATGCGACTGATACCGTACCGGCTGGTATGGCAGTACCAGGTGACACAGTCACCACAACATTGGATATCGCCACGCTAACTGCGACACTGTTATTCACTGAATTAACTGTCAGAGCACTAGAATTACCACTTAGCATGATACTCACATTGCCACTGCTAGCTGGGCTGCCAATAGATACAGTTGAACTATTACCAACTAGTGCTAACAACAAATCTTTACCAACACTATTAATAGCTGTGGATATTGCAGCAGATGTTAGTCCAATAGTAACGGCGGAAAAGTTAACTAGACTACCAGGACTAACTGCTACGATAGTGCCGGTTATCGCTTGATTATAGCTGGTAATTGCTACAATAGCCCCAATTACACCATTACTAACAGCACTATAGATTGGTTGGGAAAGTGCTTGAGATGGAACTTCTACACCAGTACTGATTACTGATTGTGTTCCTGCTAATATTTGAGATTGTGTTGAACTTGTGGTTAAAGTTCCGATTGCGCTGGCTAATTCGTTGCCAGTGATTGCTACGTTCGTGTTTGTAACTGATGCGGCATCTGGTGAAGCACCTGCTAGAACTGTTCCACCAAGAATTGAGCCGCCGTAGATCATTCAGTATTTATGTCACGACCAGCCTTGATTGCTTGTTACTGGTAGACATGGAAGTCCACTGATTGGTAGTACGTGTGCTGTTGGGATTACTGGTACATTACCTTCTTTGGTAATATCTGCGGTATTTACAATGGCTTTATAGCCAGCTACTGAGATTGTCATTTGATTGGCACTACAAATCCGCTAGTAGAATACCAGTAGTTTACACCGTTGACTACCATGGTATCACCAGTCAATGCTGATGTAATCGTTCCAGTGGTTGTCATTACAAAGTCACCACCGTTATCCGCAATCCGTCCATAATAATATGTTGCTGGATCAGTTACTGAGTAACCAGCAAAAATTGGATACGTTGGGTGAAAACCAATGGAATTAGTTCCGATGCATTGAGTTGTGATTGGATTTTTACGTCCTGCGGCTGCATCCGATGTTGGACCAATTGTCATTGGTCGCATATTAGCTGCGGTTCCAACAATTGCAGCCGCAGTGGTTGGGTGTGTTATGCGAGTATTGAATAATGTGCTGTTCACACCAGTTCCCAAGTTAGCGCCAGTACAAACTACACCAACAGTATTTTGTGTTGCAGTAGAAGTGAGGAACGGTGTATCACGCAGAATTTCTAGACAACATAGAGATGTGGTAGTTGTGTTGCTAACTATGATATATTCTGGCGTCACAAAGATATGTAATGAAAATGCTGTACCGGATGTGAAAGTTGGACCAACAACAACAGTGCTAACGTTTGTACCCGTATCAGTACCCGCTGTCCATGTTTCATACATACGGAAGTTCAAACCAGTAGCTGATACTCCGTAAACATTTAGGTACTTGGTGGTAAGCGAATCGCGATCCAAACATGACAAAATCTGCCCACCAAAAGTTTGTGCTGAAATGCTATTATCAAACAATGTCCAGCCCGGAGCAATAGTCGCAGTTCTTGTACTGGTACCAATATTACATGACGCCGACAATGCTGATAATGGGGAACCGGATGCTAATAAAGCTATGTCAGAAGTTAGCTGATTCATTGTCCAGCTAGTCGTTGAGTTATAGAGAACGTACATAATCTTACCTATATTGAATTGTTAGCAAACCATCTTTGGCACCGCCACTAGTATTTACGTCAACAGTCAAGTAATCTGTTGTTAACATTGTTACATTGAGCGAGAATTTAGCACCTAAATTAGTACCGGCTAAAACAGTCACATAACCACCATTTAGAATTTCTGTACCGTTTTTCTTAATAACTAATTGAGTATTACTACCAGTCGGTGCTGTACCAACACTCAAATATGCACCAGTTAGTGTAATGTTAGTATCTGGATACCATCGAAATTGACCAGTTCCAGCAGATATTAAACCTGAAAAAGAATACTTAGCAGTTCGAACTGAAACTAAGTTAACACGATTAGCAGTTAACCCAAGAGCAATACGCTTTGTCCCAGCACTCCAAGATACTGGTGCATTAGAATTACTGCTGGAGTAGATTGTATTTCGCGCAATAGTATTATTTGAGTAGATTCCTTGACCTACTTCCCACGCTCCCGACGCTGCACCGTTAGTAAACTCTTCTACATAGTAATCAACATAATCACTATCAGCACATCCAGCACTAAATGCACGATACCCATTGACAGCACCGTTTAATGTGTAGGTTCCTGTACCAACTGTGGTGACTGTTTCAAGCACACGGTCCGCATTCTTGTAGACCGGGAATGTGCCAGGATCGAAGTTACCAGCAGGCGGCGTGAAGTTAGTAATATAACGTGCTGCCTTACATAGACGGAAGTTATCAATATTACCCCAAAATGTCCCAGAGGCAATGCTCGATTCGTTTTGACCGATGTTTAACTGTAAATTAGCTGGAGTACCATCAAGTGTTGCAGTCAGAGCGAGTGTGGCAATTAATACACCATCAAGGAACACATAAAAATTTGTTCCGCTTCGGGTGCACGCAACATGATACCATGTATCAGCAGTTCCAGCAGTGGTAGTGAATGAAACTAAATTAGTATTTCCACCACCACTAGTGTAATAACATGTTATTGTTCCACCAGAGCCAAATGTCCATACAATTGCAAACTGAGAAAGACCGGTAACTATATCATATATTGAACAGATTCTTTGTGTACGATTTCCAAAAGATGTATTATGCTTGAAGTAAAAATCAAAACAAAAATCCCCTGTGGATATATTCCAATCCGGGCTATTTGATTTTATACCACCGTTAGCAGTAGCGTTTAGTGATAAACTAGCAGTTCCATACTTGGGTGCTGTAGTTGAAAGTACCGCTGCAACACCAGTATTTTGTACAAATGTATGTCCAAGTTCGTCAGTAAAAGTCGTGGAACTGTCAGTTCCGTTGAAACTTAGTCGACATACGTCCCATGCGCTATATGCATCTGCCATTGAAACTCCAAGAAATGGCGGAGTGAACCGCCATTGTTATACGCTTAAAAACGTATTAAGCCAAACGAATCAATGCGTTAGTGCTATCGTTTGTTGGCATTGTTAGTGTCAATGTACCAGCAGTAATAGTTTGCGCAGTGAACGTGTGAGCCGAAACTGCATTCTTATTGGTTGCTGTGTTGTTATACAATAGTACACAATCAAAAGATGTTGCTAATGTAACGTTAGTGAACACGATGGATGCACTTGGAGTTACGAAAGCAGTAGTACCGGAAGTCGCTGGAGCAGTTGCTGTCGTTACAGCTACACCACCAGCCACATAGTTGGTACCCGAAACTTCACCAGTTGGGGTATATACGGGTGTTGCTGCATTGATGGTTGCTGTAGTCAAGTACAGAGCTGCTTTGAAAGCGTCTGGGGTTGTTGCACCACGAACCACTGAAGTGCCAAATGCGTGCAAGCCGTTCAACAGGTCTTGCTTGAATGTTGTGCACATTGCTTGAGTATTAGCCATGAATTTTTCCTTTTGTTAATTACATTGATGCAGCGATTGGGATACCTGCAAGTCCTTGTTTGAGATGCAGTTGCACCTCACGTTTTACCAACTCTCCGTCCAGATGCCATTCTTGCCATTTCTGGATTTCTGCATCATTTTCGTACCCACCTTCAGTTTTCACTAGCGTGGATTCTTCGATTTCACCTTTTGTTGTAAAGATAAGTGACATAATAATTCCTCATTAAAACTATATTTAGTGTTATCCGAAATCAGCGATTTCTTCGACTTCTAAAGTCGAGAGGCGCGTTTTTCGGGCTCGGTGTATTTATTAACTCATTTTCATGTAAAGGCGGCTCGTCGTCATCGACTTGTACCGATATACGAGTTCCTGTTAGGCTACTGGAATACGAGCTCCCAGTTGTGTACTGCGGATTCTTAGTATCCAGGTACTTGGACGCCATATTAGCACCGCTCCATGCAACCATATATCCAGTAAACAACCAATCTGTAAGGCGATTGTTACGAGTTTGGTAAATCAGTACCCATGTTGAAACAATCAAAGCTAGTGCTTGTCCACTTTTTGCAAGAGATAGTTTCCCATCCTTCATGAAAGCAGAACGAATGTCTAAATCGTTCTTACTATCTACATGCCACTTAACTAGTAATAATAGGAAAAGTAATGTGCCAAATGCAAGAACGATAGTCTCAATGTCTAACGTTTTCAGAAAATCCATTATGCGTCCTGAACTCCTGCTACTTGCATTTTCTTAGCGGAACGCTTTTGTAACATTTCTACGTGATCATCAATACCATCGTTATTCAAATCACTGTTATCCGGACCAGCTTTTCGCAGCTTTGCCAGCAAGTCTTTTAGTATAATTGGTTTTTCGCCGGTTTGACGTTCTTGTTTAGTATTGGTTGCAGTATCAAATGCTACCTCTTCAGACATTCCAATACGTTTCTTCCATTCGTTCCCAAATGCTTTTTTGTCAGCTTTTGCTGCACCATCAAGGCGCTTTCCTGCTTTGTTTAACTTTGCATTAGCGGTTTCAGGATTTTTTGCTTTACTACCGCTAGCAGCCAATTTTACAGCATGTTTTTTTGCTAATGCTGAATATGTTTTTAGAGTGTTGGTGTTTAACTCATTAACTTCAAAAGATTCACCCATTAAGTGCTTACGCGCCATTGCTTTGTGTTCTGGGGTAACGATTAGCTTGTTTCCATGCTTCTTCGGATCGTGATCCTTCTTAGCAAACTCCCGCGCCTTACCGATTAGCAATGCTGCACTAATCATTGTACGTCCGTCAGCACCCTTTCGGATAACTTCAGATTCAGCTACCTTTTGTTGCAATGATTTTACTCGGTGATTTCTGCCGCCAACTAACTTTTTAATTTGATTAGACGCGTCTTCATCAGATTTGGCTGACACTTTGTATGTTTTTGTGTACAAAGGTACTTGTTGATTACTACCATGATGGTCAACTGTTACCTCATGAGTTACTTTCCCACCGTTTAACGTAGATTCATTTACATCAAACGCTGTATCGCTATACTTGATACCAACTTCCTTAGCAATCTGGAGCATATTCTGGAGGATTGCCTTGTTCTTCATTAAAGCCGGATCCTTCTTTGCCTTACGGATAGCAGCATTAACAAGGTTAGATGGGTCACTGATTGAATCGTGCGGAATGCCAATTGCATCAGCAATAATCTTTGCCACTGTTAGCTTGTCCTTAGACTTGAATTGTGATTCCATTTTATCTGCTTCTTTAAGTTGTTTTAGAGTTCCTACATTGTCACAGTTGTCATGGTCAATAGATTCCAACAGTTTCATACCTGTTTCGCTTGTAACTCGGTAGCCATGGAAAAATCCAGGAATCCTAACAAACACAGATTCTGTTTTGATTAATTGCTTTGGAAATTTACGGAACAAGTTGCCTGATTCATCGACTACTTGATAGTAATTGCTACACTGTTCCAGGATACGATATGGGATACCCTTTTCCTCAACCATGTCAAATTTCTTAAACAGATTGCCATTGTAAAATGCGTCACGTTCCTCTGTTACTTCAATAGAGTCAGTGATGCGTTTAGCAGTCGATGACTGCATTACATTTTTGTTACGGTTACAAAATTCTGTGAATTTCATTATGTATTTATGGAGTAAAGTCTATTCTGAATGCAACACCAGTTATACCGGATCGTGACTTACCGCGAATGTCAATCTTAATTTTAGGTAGTATCTGGTAAACATAACCAATGTCAATTTCGTGAAATCCTTTTGGGCTGATAATAGAGTCTGCAGCAGCTCCCTTATATGCTTTAAGTGTTTCTGCGCCAGTCATTGACTCTTCAATTAATGCAGCAAAGAAATCTAAATCATTTTCAACATAATCCAGAAGCGATGTCATTAAGGCTGGCTTATTGTTCTGTACCCACAATTCGTAATTCTTGTCTGTAATGATCTTACCATTCTTGATGAATTCTTGAATAGTTTTCTCAGAACCTTCTTTAGCAATTCTGTCGTAATTGGCACTAGACAACATGCGAGTTGGCATCGTCTCTAAAGATTTGATGATGCTGGAAACAACTTTACCTTCAGTTTTATTTGGCAATGCATTTGCAGCGGCTTGAAAAAGTTTTGCCGTACTCGCGCCTTGGCCAGACGCAAGCTGTACTGCACCAGCCATTTTTACGCTCGCACAATAGACTTTACCACCAATATTGAATATAACATCAGTCTTTGGTTCGGGTTCACCTTTTACTGTACCAAAAGGACCTTTTGGATCATCAGAATGCCATGCTTGGATCTTTTGTGAACCAGCAAATTTGCGTACGTGATCGACACATTTTTCAGCTTGCGCTTTAATGTTAGCAGAATAGACTCTATTTTGCTTAGTGTTACTATTAATCATGTCAACGATACACCATTCTAGATCAACGCCTTCGGATGCCGCCATTACAGTCCCATTCCCTTTCGAACATCGTCCATCATTGCTTGTGCTTTACTTTGCACATGACTTGGAAGTCCTTTTTTAAACTTGCTTAAATTGTTCGCACTTGCTGCTTCACGCATCTTTGTAGCACTCATACCTGCGGCTCCATCAGCATCCGGGTCGCGCTCACCTGCGGAGACAACTTGTAGAACATCGTAATGATACTCAACTCCATTGTATTTGTCAAGCAGCTTCTGATACTCAGGAACACGATCTGAACCAGCTACCAAATACAGTGTTTTATATACAGTATTTAATGCGGTGACCATATCAATGAAAGTCTGTAATGTTGCATCCGCAGCCTTAATATTAGCACCGGGGAACATCAACTTTGCCCATTTTACCTTTGTGTTCACGTCTAATGGATTCTTCTTGGGGTCTTGCGTCTTACTCAAGTAGATAACATGATCACAATGCTTGCTCCGAGCTGTTTCCATTACCTTCTTAACCAGAAGACCATGCCCAATTGTTGGTGGTTGAAATCTCGAAAAACTACAAACAATAGCTGCCTTTTGATCTCTTTCATTTAAATATGATTTAAATGTCATATGAGTAGCCTACTTCTTTAACTGTCATTCCAATACAACCATCATCTATATTTCCAACATGAGAACCTAGATAATATTTGTTTCTTTTTGTATCACACCAAAGATAGATAAAACCACTTTTCATATAATACTCCTTGAAATATTTATATGTTTGCTTGACCCCATTTAAACTCATTTCTGCCAACCTCGTGTTATTAGAGGATCCCAGTTGTTACGGCTAAATTCAAAGCGATCAACTAGCTTAATTGCACTTCCGTTTGTACTGGATATCGCAACAAATCCTTCCGGACTTGTTACCTTAAATCCATCCTTTGTCTTGATGAAATGACTCAATCCGTTAATCTTACGCATCTTGGTCAGAAGCATATCCTTGAGCAAGTCAATACTCTTTGCCAGTTCAAACACGGTTGCTAGCTGTTCATGTGTATAAACTTTGAACAGTTCTAATGCCTTGAGCTTCTTCTCATGGAGTGCGTTCTGCGACTTCTCAGTTTTCTTAGATGTGATTTCTTTATTGTAACGAGTATCAATGAACTCAAAGAAGCCTTTGGACATTGCGACAGGATTGATATCTTTGACGTTCTTACGAACCAACGAGTTAATATAGATCAGGACTAGCGAACGAATCTCTTCATCGCTTACCATTTTGTTTAAGAGTGCGCTTGGCATCTGTTGGAACTGTAGTCCAATGTCCTTTAACAGGATTTCGCTTTGCGCGTACTCCGCATCGTTCAATGTAAAGTTTGCTGTTTGATTGTTTAGTGTCGCATCAATAGCCCAGACTGATTTGCTAGCTTGGAACTTGTTTACGATGTTCTTCCCAAAGTTTGCCTTCAGTGTAGCAAAACTGTTACCAGTATAGGTAGTGTGGAACACCATCCCGATTTTAGATGCTAAAATCTGTTGCGCTAGTTCGCTATCTTCGGGAACTGCATATGCGATTGTGTTAGGATGGAATACAACCATCTTCACGCCGTCGATTGTTTCGTGTTTCAGATCATCGTGTGTGTACATAAGGTCGCCTTGGTAGATACCGGATCTAATCCCAAGGCTTGGTAGCTCTTTCAATAGTACAGTAAACTTATCAGCAAGTTCACCGCTTAAGTCAGCATCAATATCTGCTTGTGTCTTGTACACCTTTGGAGTCTTGTTAAAGATACCCTTCTTAGCGACGAAGAACTGCTTGTCGCTTGGATCAATACCGCAGATGATTGCTGGCGCCCCGTCAAACTTTACGCTATACGCATTCTTCTGTACATGACCAAATAGGTTACGGAGGTCGCGCAGATAGTTAACTGCTTCCTTTGTACCAGCAACACCGCTGATAAATACCAAATCACTCAAGTGAGTCATGTGGCTATTTACCTCAGCTTCATTAATGTAATGCTTAAACGATTTCATTTGAATGACATTTCCGATTTAGGTAGTTCACTTAGTTGACATATGTAACGTTCTTTTAAAGCAACATCCAATTGTGGTGATAGTGATAAAGAAGGCAAGTGTTTCCTTTCTTCAGGCATAACGTAAAATCATGTTATGGTAATCAGTACCGCCGCCCGCCAATATACCTGCCATTGTGTTTAGACCACGAACCAGCTGACGCAGGTTTGCTCCGCCTTCCTTCAAACGACGAGTGCGCAGAATGTCAATAACCTCTTGGCGTTGCTTACTTGTTAGATCATGGTCTACATCCAGTTTAATCTTATCAACAATCTTACCCATGTAGTTATACACTTCTTCATCTGTTGGATCAATGTTCAAAACATATCCACGAGTGCGCAAAGCACCGTCCGGATCCAATTTGTCTAGCTTCAAGTTACTGATAAAGATAATCTTACCAGTAAAGTCAAAGTAACGTGGCAGTATATCCGGATCGCTATCTTCGTCATCCTCATCAATGTCGTCTGGATCAACGTAGTTCTTACCAGCTTTCATCCAAGCAATCTTACGCACCTTCTTGGTATCGGAAGCTGCTTTGAACAGGTTACGGGAGTCTTGATCGGCAAGTGCTCCATCGCTATCGTCAAACAACAGAATGTCCTTACGGTGAATGTAAAGGATACGGTAGATACCGGCAGTGGAAGCAGATCCAGTAATCTTGAAATAACCTTCCCCATCACTTAGTCCACGTTTGTGAAGTTCTTCTTCTACAACGGCAGTCTTACCAACACCACCACGCCCACCCAAATATAGGGATTGAGTAGCATTGCTCATCAACAATACCATCGCCCGGCGCAAGTCATCTAATTGCTCTTCGTAACATATACGTGGAAGGTTCTCTTCCATTGTTTCAATAGCTGCTGGGGCAATAATAGTTTCAACACCACCAACACTCACTTTAGCAGATACACCCTGGATACCAAGTTTAGCCGCCAGCTTACCAGCGTCAAGTTTTGTTGCATTATGCTTGTTTGAAAATACAACGGACACACCTTGCTTCTCAAAGAACTGTGGATAAAGTTCACGAGCCGCCATGACCACTTTATCATATCCAGTTCCAATGCTACTGTCGTTACGCATATCCTTCAAGTTTAGACCTTGACTAAATGCGCGGATAACGTTGCTGATTGTTGGCAGGATGTTTCCACCGCTTGCACGAGCTTCAATAATTGTACTGAACGATGCGTTCATGTTTGCTACTGCTGATTCCATAATATTTGATTCTTCAACCCATAATGTATCACCCATGACCGGAGTCTGAATGAAGTTTACAATAAGCGGTAGTGACTTAACTAGGCTTTGTGACTTATCAAATGTCATACGATATGACGGCTTATTTCCATGACCGTGCCCATCCCAATAGTCCACAGACATTAGATTCTTTGACGTATCAACTGATGTATCAGACAACCAGTTAAAACGCACACTTTCCATTGCGTTGATGAAATAGCGAATTCCAACTCCAGCACGCCCACCACTCTTAAAGTGTTCTGGCTCTGGATACAGATATACACGAGTCGTACCTAGGTGCTTTTTCAAGTACGATTGGATAAGTTTAGAAGCTTTTGGGAATGCAGCGTTAGCAATAGCTTCCTGCAGTAATATTGCATAATTGGTCATATAATCTCAATCAATAAAAGGGTTTAACTCATATTATTTAGTGACTCTAGATGACGAAGGGATTCTTTTGAATCCCTTGCTTGTTACTGTTTTAGCTTGTTTGGTGGTGCACCAACTCCCCGAATATCGTCAGCAATACCAAGCTCAACGGCATCTTGTGGTGACAAGAATACATCTCGCGATGGGATTAGCTTCGATGTTACTTCATCTTCAGATAATCCGGTGCAATGCACATATTGGTTGATGATACGGCGATTCATAAAGTTCAATTCCTTCTGTACGTTTAAAATCTCATGGAAGTTACCGCTTACTCCAGTGCTAAAGTGGTGACTCATTACACTGCAAGTTGGTGTAAGGATACGATGACCCCTTGTTCCGCTCATGAAAATAATCAATCCAGCTGAACAAATCTCACCCAGACCGACTGTACGGACTGGAATACGACTACCTTGTATAATCTCAATCAGAGCAAATGCTGCTGACAAATCACCACCAGGCGAGTTAATCAATAGCGTTAGCTGATCAGGAGGATTTTCGGATAGGTTCTCAGTAAGGATCCATGCAATAGTTTCAGCAACTAATTCGGTTGTAATCTCACCAAATAGCAAACTTAGACCGGGCGACTTTTCTTGTTCAATCTCATCTTCAATAGAGTTATTTTTACGTGCCATAGTGTCCCTAACGATAAAATGTATGTGAACCGATTTGTGCTACCACAGTTCGGTTGAACGACTCCACTTCAGCGTTATGAAAGAACAATGCGCCGCGAGTAAAGTCGCGGTATTTATTGGATAATAAGTCTATAGCAATTTCAGTTATCTTTGGATCAACTTTAGTATTAGCATGCTTTGGGTACTGCTGGACCCAAGAAAACTGATACTTCTGGTAAACTACATCACAAATGGTTTTAGGAAAATTAGGGTTCTTTGCTCGATTAAGTGTTACAAAACCTACTGCAATCTTACCCCTATCGCTCTCTCCCCGAGCTTCATAATATATGTTGAGCTCCAAACATCGGAGCTCTTTCAAGGAAAACGGAAAATCTGGAACTGGTTGACTATAGATAGAAAGTGGAATTAGCAGTCCTATGACTGCAATAATCCACTTCAAACCGTGAGCGGCTTAGCCGCTTTCGTTTTCTTCGGGAAGTCAATAGGATTGGATCCACCAGTGATGTGTGGAAGGTTAGATAGGACTTCTTCAGTCAGTTCTTCTGAACTAGATTTTCCAGTTCCGCCGAGCACACCTAACTCAACTCCGTTAATACAGCCATTCACACCATCCGAGAAGAAGTGAGCTTCATTCGTGAATGTCATGACATTAGAGTATGTCAGTTCCGGCATTTTATCGCCATACTCAAGAGCATCAAATGGGATTGCTGCAATGTACTTTTCGCCATACTTGAATGTAATAAATGAGTACTCACCACACTTGTATGCGAATGTCGCATTCGGCTTAAAGCTATTAAAGACAAGATCAGGACTTCCGACCCAATACTTGCCTGGATTTAGCATTACTGATTGCATATGTTACCTTTTAAAGACGGGATTAGTATTTAGTACCCTTGAACGGGAGAATGTCTCCCGTATTCAGGGCGATGTTAAATCTACTGATAAAAGTAGGATTGAACATTGCCAGAACTACGTTATAGTTTTCCCATGCGTACTCACGGAACCAACCGCTAGTGATGCTAGTACAAACCTTTTGCAAAGCCATAATGAATTGCATCTCACCATTGCCGCCATTCAAACCGTATGGAATAATGCTACGTTCCAGCGCCAATACGCAAACTTCTTCGTAAACTGCGCGCAATTTTACATGCTCGGGTAGCAAGTTAAATAGTTTCTTGGAAGTCTTAACTTGACCTTCTAGAAAGTAAGTGTAAGCTGGACGATCGCCAATCTTAACTGCTTCGTGGATAGTGTCGTGATCGTAAATGTACGGAACATCGTCCTTGAAGAAAGCATCTTTACTCACGTTCAGTTTTGGATGGGTGTAAGTGTAAGTTGCTGCTTCGCGTTTCATAAACCAAGGAATCAGATCTTCTGGAATTCCAGAGAATCCACCTTCACTACGCATCAACTTGATGTCTAGCATCGTTTTAACGAAATGTGGATTGTTGCGCAGATAACGGTGGCTCATCTTTAGTGCATACATTTGTGACATGTTGGGAACCAAGAATTTTGTTCCACCAGTAGTTATACCACTCCAGTGTAAATCTCCAACCAAGTCCATAAACTCAGCGGCTGTAGAACCACTCCAAGCAATTTCTGCTTCAATGATTCGGTATGCAAATCCATTCAATTCAGATGGTGCGACCTTTGCGATAATCTTGTTACCACCATCATCTGGAACACAAGATAGGATTTTGTGAGTACGAATGAAACTGATCACATCATTGTACTTCCCGATAATATCAAGGTCCACGCTGGCAGCGTGAGGGCGGCTGAAACCGCAATCACGCATAGCATAACCACCAACCAATATAATATTACCCACAATTATTCCTCAATAACAGTTGCTTGAGTCCCAGCTACCCATATCGAAACCAAGGTTTTCTAGTTCGTAATCTGGACAGAATTCTAAACCAACCGATTTAGCCAGTGTTTTGTTTTCACGCAACAGGCGATAAACCTCTCGCATATTTGATGTGATTTTAGACAAAGCATCGCGTTGAGTGCGTTCTACTTTAACTAAAATCTTCTTCGGAGTCTTTTGTGCTACCATTTTCTTTCCTTAACATGATTGGTTGCTAGATTGCCAGTTTTCAGTTGAGCCGGACATAGTCCATTCGCCGCTGTACAAATCTCCGCTCAAACCGCCGGGACCTTCCCAGTAGAATGACAGCCCATAATCGGATGAGAGCTCCTGTACTTCTTGAATGACTTTAGTTACCAAAGCCATCTTTTCTGTGATGAGACGGAGAGCGTTGCGCTGTCCGTCTTCATTTTCACGCCGTTCGGCTTCCAGCAACTCAAGTGAGAGTTGTTCAATTTGTTGACGAATATCTACTGCTGATTTCATATTTTTCCTTTAACAAGCAAATGTGACGCGGCTGGGAACCGCGGTATCAAACATGTTGTGACCAGGGAGAGCGGTCGTAAACGTTGGAGAGAACTTGGAGACAAAGTCACCGTCGCGATAGCAAGCGATAGTCTTTATAGTCATCATGCAGTCATCTTCGTTGATGATCAACACTTCGCCAATCATAAAGTGATCATGATTGCCTGGGAAATCCAAACACTTAACTATATCGCCTACTTGTACCATATGTGTTCCTGTGTTACCCATGTCATTATTATAACACAGAAAGGAATTAAAGTGAATCGAACTTCTTCCGTAGCTCAATAAACTGTGGAACCCAATCCTTAACGTTCTCATCAAATACTAGCACACCGTAATCTTGTGTAGTAATTATTACCCGCATTTTCGCTATAGCAATCCCCGTTCTTTCGTACCAAGCAACAGCATAAGCGGCACATTGCATGAAATAAGAGGGGATATCAGCCCGGTTCTTGAGCTGTCTTGACGTCTTAAAATCGACTATGTAGAAAACGCCATCAATCTTAGCGATACAGTCCACAGTACCAGCAACCCGGAGTTTGTCGCTCCATAGACGTGTTTCCAGTGCATGGACCTCATCAAACTTGTCCAGCTCCGGTTTCATGTTCTTGAACATCATCGTTGCTTCGTGTTCAAATGGGGAATGTGTTATCGCTTGTTTCATGAGATATTGCTCACACCAACCATGGATCTTACTTCCTCGTTTGGCGGCTGCATCGCTAATCTTCTTAGCTGTCTCTTCGCCCACTTTACGTCGCCAGTTATCTATAAACGGCATTGGTATGCTGGACAAGACTGTCGTGACGCTTGGGTAGATGTCACCGTTAGGTGTCTTGTAGCGCCGCCCAGATTCAGAGTTTATCTGTTCGCAGACAGGAATATCATATACAACAAATTGAGCCATATTGTAATATAACACACTCAAAGGAAAACTCCAAATAACATAACATTATTTGGAGTCTGAGAAAGTTTTGCTATAATTACTCTGTGAGTTCAAAGAATAGAAAGTGCTTTGTTATAGATTGACTGACGATGTTCTAGTCCAATCGTACCACCATTGATCTTCTTAGTCAACAATATGAAGTCAGTTACTGACAATAGATTGTTAGCTTTCCAGAACCATAATGCACTACCTAAAGCATTTGGCTTATGTAGAAGCAAGTCCGGGTCGTCTAGAAGAACCTCTTCTTGCCCAAAGAGCTCTTGACTACAGTGCATGTAGTTCGCTTTTCCTGTGACTTGAAGTACACCGCGTCCCCTAAAGCGATAACCGTCACCAGAATCAGCATTGCCGTTACCCATGCGATTAGCATAAACACGATTAGCAATAGCTTGAGGATTTCGGTGATATGGCTTAACATCAACGTTCTTAAAATATTTCGGAAATACAACAGCAAGCCGGTCACCACTATAATTCAAATTCTCAGCCAATATATTATAAGATGACGACTCATGAGCAGTTTGTGCGATAAATCCCGCTACCTGTTCTCTTGTTTCGAAACCCCATTCCGGAAGTTCACTAGCGATAATCTCACACCATTCTTCTGGCTCGTTACACTGTGGCAGAATCGCCACAAATTGATCTAAAGTGATCATTTTAATACCCCATACACTCTTTGGCAATAATATAGTTGCGGACCAAACTGCTTCTCACAATATCGTCACTCGTAAATTCAATTTCACTGTAATCATTCATGTTGTTCAAAATCTTAATGAACTGTGGCAATCCTGATACATCGTATTTAGACGTTACTAAATCTGTCTGCTTTATGTCACCAACAAAGATAATCTTGGAACGGTAACCAACACGGGTGATAATCGTGTCTAGCTCTTGCATCGTCATGTTTTGTAACTCATCAACTACAACAATTGAATCGTCAATCGAGATACCACGAATAGCGGTTGTACTAATGAATCGAGCATAGTTTTGCTCTTTTAAACGGTCCCAAGCATCCGAACGGTCAAACAATGTAGCAGCAATTTCCTTATATGGGAGTTCGTAAATCTCTTGCTTCTCCTCCAACGAACCTGGCAAGAATCCAACGTTACGAGTTGGGACGCAAGAGCGAACAACAACCATTTGGCGGAATGGATTCGACTTATCCAGAACTTCTTCCAATGCTTTGTACAGGGAAATAAACGTTTTTCCAGTACCTGCGGAACCTAATACTCCCATACAGTAATCACCACGATTGTACATGTCATAGAAGATTTGTTGGTTTGGCGTCAGCGCGTCAAATGTCTTTAAATGGTCTAACTTAATCTTGAGGCCGTTACTAACTGGCTGGTGATAATTTTTGTGGTTATCGCTTTCTACTTGGTCTATACGCTTTTGAGCACCACTATATTTCGTTTCAGCACCATTTTGGATTGCCTCAGCTACGAAGAGTGCTGGAGCTTTTTTCTTTGTTACCATTGTTTTCCTTTATCGTTTGAAACCCTTGTCTAACCCATTGCTGTATCGCTGGTAATATTCCTCCCAGAAGCTAGGTTAGATCTCTTATTGCGTTCTTTAATTTTGTCTAAGACTTCGTTAAAACCTCCATCTTTCTTTGCTGTCATAAAACGATCCGATCGGATCGACGTTGCGCAGGAAGTTGGACGATAACTTCCATATTGGGATCCACAATATGGGCATGACTTGGGGGAATCTTTATCGGCTATGCGACAGTTCACTTCAAACAGTTCGTCACAATCATCGCAGTGTCTAGAGTATATCGGCATAGTAAATCCTTTCAAATACTTTTGTATTTAAGGGATCGTCTAGTCAAAGAAAAAGGGCTAAAAATAGCCCTTATTAGCTGCGCAACAAATAACGAGAATTATTCGTTTAATGGTTTAGCATTTGGTGGAGTACAATGTGGAGATGTGCAATTTGCTGGATAACGACATTCATGCTCACAAGGTTTTACTCGTTCATCGAGAACTTGTGGTTTTTGTACTGGAGTTGTTTCTGTTAGAACTTGAGTGGTCATCATATACGCTGGCCTTAGGTTTAGTAGGTTAATTGGAGGAAGTTGAATGTCAATCATATATGAGGTCTCTCATCTGCTCGACCTCAAAGTGATATTCGTAATGGGGAATGATTCGTCGGTTTCCTTTGCGTTCACCGAATGCTTTGACTATCTTATATACACCGCCCGCTCTAACTACTCGGGCAATAATCTTTTCCATAATCTCAAAATACTCTGGAGGATCCATTTTGTGGACAACGAACATTGCTTTCATAACTTGAAATATTCATCGTGTGTTATTTGTACCATATCAACATGTAGCTTAGTTAGGTAGATCGTACCTTCGTGGCTCAAATATGGCTCTTTGATTACAACACGGGTAATTCCCGCATTATAAAGCAACTTAGCGCAGTGCATACAAGGTTCTAGTGTAACATAAGCAGTCGCTCCAACAGAACTTGTATTGCTCTTTGCTAGTTTAGCGATAGCATTTTCTTCTGCGTGACTTACTTCACCCTTTGTTACTAGCTTACCATCTACTTCGTTTTCACAGCAGTTGTCCATGCCTGCAGGCATTCCGTTGAATCCAAATGAAAGGATATTGTTATCAAGGACAATCACGCAACCAACCTTTTTGCGAACGGCATGAGACATAGCTGCAAATCTCAATGCTATATCCATGTATAGCTCATCATAACGACGTTGTTTGGTCATTTAAAATATCCAACCTTTGTTAGAGCTTCTAGAGTCACACCCTTGTAAATCTTGTGAAGCGTTTGATTCTTAGCTGCAAGAATGATTTCTGCTTCCTTTGCGGATACTGATTCAAGTGCTTGGATAAAGCTATTCTCAACACGAACAGTTGCTGCCTTTTCATATGTCTTTTGGAAGATCTCAATCTTCTTACAAACTTGCCAAAACACACCGGAAGGAACTTGCGCTTCTTCCATTGCATTAATCTTGTATGGAGGGTCAGTCTCTGGTAATTGTAGCTTACGGTTCGAGATATACGCAGCGCGCATAAAGTTACGCAAGTAGGTGTTATCCTTGTGTTGCATAATGGACTGAATGTTATCTTCAGCCGCCTTCAAAATTTCTACAATAGTTGCCATTAAAACTCCTGGATATTTGCTATTAACTGCTTCATGCGGTTCTTGACAAAATAATTAAAAATTGCACCCTTGTTTTTTACGGGTATATATGATTTATATGCCTCGACAATTGCGTTGGAAACGTTTTCGGGAATGTAATCAAAGTCAATCAGCTGGCGGTTGCGACGGAAGTTTGTATCCATTGTCTTGTCGCCAAAGTAGATCTGCTCGCCACGATCAAACTGCTCAAATGCGTGCTTCTTAATTTTAGCTGTAATAGAAGACTGACGTCCGGAGTTTTCATTCATGAAGTGATCATCAGCAGATTTGATATTGGGAATACCATCACCAGTATCACCAGTTAGAAGCTTCTCTAGCAAATCGTACTTTCCATACTTTGGAACATACTTCTTGAGAATTGGATTCCACTGGCGAACATTTTGATATTTGTGTAGTTGACCAAAGTCTCCGTCATTCGATTTGATTAGAACATGCTGAGGTTCGTTGTCAACGAGTCCAACAGTGGCTAGATCATTCGTTTGTGTGTACTTTGTCAATACAGCAACAACATCATCAGCTTCTGCTCCATCTACGTTGACAAAGTTATACGGAAATACTTCTTTGAATTCCTCGCGCAATTGAGCACCGATATCGAAAATAGCTTTCCAATCAGTTTTAGAATCTTCACGATTCTTTTTACGAGCACCCTTATAATGTGGAAACACATCTCGACGCCAGTAATTACGACTGTCAACGGCAATAACAATATTACCGTACATCGCACCATGTTTTTTCTTATCACTCAACAGAGTGTTTAAAATAGTGTGACGGAGAATGTCAATTTGTTTCTTCGCATCCTTACCTTTATCAAAGTCGGATCCGAAAGTAAGAGCGCCAGCAATAATAAGCTGGCTGTAATCAATAAGTAACATTTTGTTTCAATCTACCACATAGCATTGTTCGGCATACGATACCGGGTTTGCAACCAGGACACGGGTCAACATATTGGGTTTCAATAATAGCAATTGCCTGCCTTGCTAGTAGTTTAAGCGATTTATCGTTAGAACCATAATAATCTTGCCACCAAGAATCTATTTCCTATGCGGCCTTATTATCTAGAGGTGGCAACATTCGAGTTGGTGTTGGATCGTGAGTACCACGCGCGATTTGTTCTAACAGTTTAATTACTCGTTTATCAGTCATGCTTTCCTCAATCCCTTCATCATATCGCGCACACGCACCTTTTGGGTTTAGGTGTTGACATATTTTCATCAGTCAACCGTTCAAAATTACGAATATGTCCTGGAACTTTACTCAATGGCTCATGATACACATAACAATCTTCAGCAATTTTCGCACAATGTTCGACAATCAGCTCAGCGAACTTCTCTTCCCATGCCCATGCTCGATTTGTGCCGTTTGGATTTGGTCCAAGTTTAACGCAATGTGCGACCGATTCCTTGTACAGTCGGCTAATCAGTTCGTGGTTCATACTTTACCTTCTTTTACGACTGTAAACTTAAAGACTCGTGTATTAACTTCTCGCATTGCCTCATCTACAGATGAGAATTTAGCTATTTCGAGATAATCATAATTATAAGAATATTGTTTCAGCTGAACCCACTTCCATTTAAACCACACCTGTTCCCAAAAATAAAGTTCGTAATATACTTTATTGTTGCCGTCGCGAACCTCAATAATCTGGTACTTCATTTGTACGCCACCAACAAGATACATTCATCGTTAATACGTCCAGTCAGTTTCTGCTCAGTAGACTTAGTCTCCTTGAAGAACTTATTCAGGACACGTTTACCATCCGAGTAATTGATCAGCTCCGGCTTCCGGATAGTCTTACCCATAGATTTGTTTACATCAAAGTTCAACAGGGTTGTTCCCTTGAACGTAAGTGTCTGACCAGAAATTGCTTCGTAGTATTGCAGCTTCCGGTACTTCGCATTGAACACGTATAGTTCGGACATACCAACAATGGTTGCTGGGTTAATTGACTTCATCTTCAAGTCAATATTCTCTGCGGCGTACTTCACACCTTTCGCGATAACTGCGGGCGGTTTCACCTTTACCTTACGCGCTTTGCGTACAACAGTCACCTTGGCTTGTTTCATCGCATCTGCGAGAGATTGATAGATACCACGGAGACGCTTCAACTCAACCTTCTTGAAGTTACTGTAACCCTCAACGAGCTGCTTGTCAGTACCTTCAATCGCTTCATCAAGTTCAGTGGTAATGTTGGCGACTCGGTCCATGACCTTCTTGACCATCGGACCACGGATACCCATTGTATTAACCAGAGATTCAACCTTGGGAATAGTTCCGTCTATCGTGTATTGATCAACCAAGCCGTTGAACTCACCCAGAAATTCAGCTACCTTCTCATCCATCTTTTCTTGGATAGTTGGCTTAGTTAAAGTCGCTACTAAAGTCTTAGTCGCTACTTGAACTTGCTTGGAGTTATCAGTCAGACGAGTCAACTCGTTATCCATGATAATCTGGTGCTTCTCAGACAGTTCGCCACCGTTGTCCACAATACGGACCAAAGTCGAGAGTGTCTTAAAGTCGAGATCTGGGAGATCCTTGAACTTAGTCTTGGGATAATGACTACGAAGCCACGACATGCGTTCCTTCGCATCATATGTAACGTTGAAGAAGTTTGTAATGTGCAACATGCTTACAGTATAGTTATCCGGATCCAATCGTGGATCATTATTACGGAGTAGCTTGTGAGCTTTGATACGTTTTGCTTCTTTAGTTGCCATTCCAAATTTCCTCAATTTGTTTTTCCAAGATGTCAATTATAGCACGCGCGTGAATAAAAGTGGAGCTCGACTCATCTGCGCTGGCCAGCTTGATCACTTCTTCAGTCTTCCAAATAGCTTGCTGGAGATGAGAAATTTTATTTCGCGATGCAAGCGAAAGATTTCTCATATTAAAGTTGAATGGCGGGAGCATATTTAGCAGTCAATGACGAGATATTAGCGATCATTTCTGCTTGCTGATGCTTAGGTAACTGCTCAAACAGATGAGCGATAATACTACCATAAACACCGGCCACAAAAGAGTGATTTCCAAATTTGTTGTAAGTTACAGACTCAAGAGTCGTCAGGTATTGCTGAATATGATCTTGTTTAAACTTTGCCATCTTCTATCCTTTGTTGCTATGTCTTTATTATAACACAGAAAGGAATAAAAGTGAACTACTCAACTTTGTGACCCAACTATAGATATACATCAATCATCGTTATTTAGGGTTCAACCCAATCTGGCTCTTCAATGATTCCAGTTTCATCCAGTTCAACATAAATCGGAAGTTTGTAATCATACAGTTGAACAATATTGGATGGATCAATACGATTCTGTTCGCAAAACTTATTAGCATCTTCGCGGTTCGTGAATAGTTGTGGAACTTCCCGAACTGTATATCCATAGTACCTAAACATTAGACTAATTCCTCAAGAATGCCGAGAACTTCTGCAACAACAATTAAAGCTCCAGCTATTCCTAATGCCCCATTGTACAGTGCAATACCTGCGATGATACGGACAATACTTTTCACTAGCGAGACTAGCAAATGTCCCTTACTTGTGTCTTTTGGTTGTGGATTGATAATCATAGAATCTTTCTCTTAATCAGTTTGTCGATTGTAGCTGGAACAGTTGTGAACAAGATTCCAATGCCGCCATGTTCTTCCCACAAATCAATATTGCGTTGATAGTCATCAATCAGGATAGAACCTGGATGTTCTTTTAACCAACGCACCTTGTTGACGCCGCCTTCAACTGTGTTGATTGGGATAGTCTTGGATACATGCTCACGCAACCAATGACGCTTGTCGGAGTCAGCGGTGTATAACAAACCAGTTGGTCGCGGTAAAGCAGTCAAGAATTCGAGATCATAATCTTTCAATATATTAATTAACTCTAGGGATTCATGCATTAGTTCCAGCGTAGCAAAGAAATTAGGTACTTTGGAAATCGGTTCCCAAATCTCATTAGACATGCGTAGATGACCTGGTGCTATCTCAGCAATCTTCTTATCAAAGTCGGCAAATACGCCGTCAACGTCTAGGTAAACTTTCACGTAAGATCCTCCGAGTTTCTTTTTCGCCACCATTTAATTTCCGCTTCACAATTTTTAATGCGCTCACGTAACTCAGCATTCTCTTCCATCAACGCATAGTTGATAGCTTTAGCTGGAACGCCTGGTGTATTACGTTCTGTCGCTGTTAGAATGATTTTACTCTTGTACACCGAACAGTGCTTCGTAAGTTACTTCAAACTCTTCTTGATCTGCCTTTTGTGTAGCAAAGTTGGAAGCATGATATGTCTTAGCCAGCTTACGGAGGATCTTCTTATCCAGCTCGTGTTCTTCAGCCAAGCGTGCAACTGCTTCTTTCTGGAAGTCACGTTCGCCACCAGCACGAGAGAACGATGCGCTCATCTCATCACAGAAGTCTTTAACTGCTTTTGCTACGATTGGGTCTTTGATGTTAGCCATGTTATTCCTTATGCTGCTACAGGTTCTTTAGTTTCTTGAACAATTGGTGCAACGAGGCCACCATGAGCGATGTACAGAGCCATTGCTTGAATAGTTCCGCCATCACCGCGCTTTGCCATGCGTTTTGCAACTGTACATACTGGATGAACAAGAGTGTTACCCTTCTCATCCTTTGCGTTCAGTTGGCTACGTAGATAGCGTAGAGGACGCTGTACAATAGCAACTGGTGTCGCCAACCACGCTGCCTTTTTGGCGGCTTTCTTTGCTGCTTTTTCTTCAGGCATTAGAACAATCTTCATAATTATCTCCTAGGTAATGGATTGTGTTAGGTAAAGTTTCGCTTCAAAACCAAACAAGTTTTTAAACTTCTCAGACGCTTCTTGAATCTTGGGAATCAATAGAGAGTAATTAATCTCTTCAGTTACTTTGTTTCCGTACAACGAAAAGCCAACAATGTTATCTTCACGGACGCTGTCGAAATAAACAGAACTGATTTCAACATCCGAATTGTCAATTATGTCATCCAAGTAATTTTCAACATGGATATTAGCATCGAGAAACTGATACAGTCTCCCAACAATAATCATTGGGTATGTAGAAATGCTCATTCGCGATCAATCACAATGAGGTTTTCCAGAACAAACGACTTCCAGCTATTCGATTCAACGTCGTAAACTGGGATTGTAGTATCGGACAGCATACGTGTCTTACCATCATTGGATGGGCGCTTGTCTTCTGGAATGATACTCATATCACGAGTAACAACCATTTCACGGAGACTTCCATCAGTCTTGTAAAACTGAATGCGAGACAGACCAACTGCTAATTGTGCTTCAACTACGCTCTTCTCGAAACCAACTTCACTAACGTCGTTCATAATCAATCCTTAATAATTAACTGTGCCACTTCGGCACTATTTGACACACTAATTGCTTCCTCTATTGCTAGATTCCACACATCTTTAAAAACTTCCCAAGCTGCTTCTTCATTGTGATGAAAGAACTGTTAAAGCGCATAATTATTCCATTGAGCAGCAAATACTTGCTGTGCAGGAGTTTGTGGCTTCACAAATGTTATTTCAATTCGCTTAACTTGTTGGCAAACGTCTTATCGAAACGGATTTGCTTGTAAATCGGCAAGAACAAAGACTTGGTAGTTTTCTTTGGATCCTTGCTACTAATAACTTCATTGTAAGCGATTTCAATGATCTTTCCAAGATAATATTCTGGATTCTTTGCACGGTCTTCAGGAGTCAATCCAGATCCGCTGTTCACTTCCAGTAAACCACATGACGTCTGCATTACCAGACTACCAATCATTCCATCGAATTGAGAACCCACCTTTCCGGGATTCCAACCAACACAAAGCAAGTCGGCACTTTCTTCAGCCTTGAGCTTAACCATGTTCTTGGATCGGCGATCTTCCCAGACAGCGTCAGCCACCTTAATGATTGCGCCTTCTTCTTTGCGGTCACGCATCTCAGCGTAAAATGTATAGCACTCTTCTAGAGTTGCACATTCCTTGCTTTCAACGACTTGGATTCGCACATCCTCTTTGGATATCATGAAGTTCAAATCTGCTAGCCGCTCCTTATACGGGAATGTACCAACACCCGCCAAGAATTCTTCAGTGGTAATAACGTCCCAGACTTCTAAGTAGAATGCCTTCACTTCCGCTTCAGTAGCTGTTCCGCGCACCAACTTAGTGTAGAATCCGTTGCCAGTTTTACGGTCAACGATACCGTTCTTACCCTTTACCAGCAACTCACCATCAAACACTTGGTTCTTGTACTTTGTGAACACATGGTCAAACAGTCCATACATGTTCAGAATGTTACCAGCGCGAGAGCGATAAACAACGTTACCATCATTGTCAATTAGAACGTTGACGCGACCGCCGTCACACTTTTTCTGAACAATGAAACCCGCCTTGTTTTCGTACTTCTGTAGATTCTTGATTGCCTTTTCATCGTGCTTGGAAGCGAGCATCATTGGATACTCGGGAATCAAATCCTTCCAAACTTTGTTGGCTATAGCTGTACCAGCATTGCAGCGCAAATCTTTGTTGATAATACGTGCGAGAATGATTTGAGCTTCGTGTGTCAGATCCGACAGCATACCTTCAACGTGAGTCCGGGCTGCATTGCCAGTAAACTGGCGTGCTACTAGTTTATCTAGCGCAGTGAATGTGGAGTTTGTAATGTCGTATTCGCCGAGACCAGCCAACAGGTCTTCGGGTTTGACTTTGATGTAGAAGTTGAAGCGCGGGTTCTCAGCATACAGGAACGCCTTCCGCAACATTTCGTTGCCTTTGTTCTTTTCGAGAATGGCTTGCTTCTCTTTAGTGGAACCAATAGCGGCGACTGATTCGATAATTTTGTAGAGACTCATACTGCTTTCAACACCTTTCGATATTTGCTTTTCTTGGGAGCATTGTCTGGATGTAGAACATACTTACGTCCCATGCGTTCTTTCATCTCAGCAACACGCTGTGCGTTGCGTTCGCGGATTTCAGTTGTTGCTGCGTCGAGAGTACGCAAAGCCATAAACTCACTACTGATAATTGATGTCACTTAGATCTTCCTCTGCTATTGCTTCTTCAAAACCTTCGCCGTAAGACTGGACCATGAGTTCTTCAACCCATTTGTCAAATTGTGGACGGCTCCACTTCCCATGCTTTACCCACTCGTAGACGTTACGGTGACTCAAGTGAGCAATTTGATGCCCAACTAATTCATTGAGATCAGGAGGTTCGGGGATTTGTTTTTTCATGGTGTTAGTAAATCAAATGCCTTTTCTGCGCATTGTTGACTGTACTCTGCAGACCAACCTTGACCCATCAAGAAGTTGGTTGCCCGTTCAATAACGTCATAATATCCAATATAGCCCATGTCGAGCATACGTTGGATTTGCTTGGCTGCTAGTGATGTTGCTAAGTTCATGTGTGATTATAACATGGAAATGAATAAAAGTGAACTAAACGTTTACAATTT